AGAACAAATAATTGAATTAGAAGGATTAAAAACAAATAGTAAGAATTTAAAACAATTCTTCTATGATAAATATATTAGAAAAAATATAAAATATGATTTTCTAAAATATTATCCAGAATTAATCTCAATTTTCAAAAATTCTAAAAAATTAAATCTATCTAACATAGATTGGTATAATATTTCTAAGTATCAAAAATTAAGTGAATCTTTCATTAAAGAATTTAAAGATCATGTAGATTGGTATAATATTTCATCTTATCAAAAATTGTCAGATGAATTTATAAGAGAATTTAAAGATAAAGTAGGTTGGTCTTGTATTTCATCTTATCAAAAATTAAGTGAATCTTTCATTAGAGAATTTCAATATAAAGTAAATTGGTCTTTTATTTCACGTTACCAAAAACATTCAGAATCATTTATTAGAGAATTTAAAAATTATATAAATTGGTCTTATATTTCAGTGTATCAAAAATTAAGTGAATCTTTTATTATAGAATTTCAAGATAAAGTGGATTGGTCTTATATTTCAAAGTGTCAAAATCTAAGTAAAGAATTTCAAGAAGAATTTAAAGATAAATTAGGTTTCTATTCTATAGAAGATAGTTGGTATTATAAGGATGAATCATTTAAAAAGAATCGAATTATAGAAAGTAAAATGTATGAATGTCATGATGACTACTTTATAGCCTATAAAGGAATTAGATCAGATCGATATAGTAATTATAACTTTCAATATCAATACTTAAAAGGTGAAACATATACTTGTCATGCTGACCATTCTAATAATGAAAATTCATTTGGTCTTTCGGTTTGGACTAAAGAAATGGCAACAAGATACTGTGATGAACTAGTAGTTAAGGTAAAAGTATACTATAAAGATGTAGCTAGAATAGTACATGAAAATGGTAAAATTAGATGCACTAAAATTAATATTCTAAATTAATTGTATTAAATCGAAAAATAATTTTTATATTTGTAAAAACTAAAAATATATGTTAACATTAGAGGATATTATAGAAATAGAAAAATTAGATTGTGATACTATACATTATAATCAATTTTTTTATGATAAATATATTAGAAATAAAATTGATTATTCATTTTTAAATAAATATCCAGAAATAGTTTTATTTTTTAAAACAGAAAAAAGAATTAAAAAACATAAATTGAATTGGTTAACAATTTCTACAGATAGAATATTGTCAGAAGAATTTATAGAAGAATATAAAGATAAAGTTGATTGGTATTATATTTCTAAGAATCAAATCTTATCTGAATCATTCATTAGAAAATTTCAAAATGAAGTTGATTGGAATTGGATTTCATCTTATCAAAAACTTTCAGAAGAATTCATTAGAGAATTTCAAGATAAAGTTGATTGGAATTGGATTTCAGTTTATCAAAAACTTTCAGAAGAATTTATCAGAGAATTTAAAGATAATGTTGAATGGACTAGTATTTCATCTAATCAAATCTTGTCTGAATCTTTCATAAGAGAATTTCAAGATCATCTGAGTTGGTCTTATATTTCTAAATTTCAAAAATTATCTGAATCATTTATAATAGAATTTCAAGATAAAGTAAAATTGGAGTATATTTCTCAAAACCAATTTATGCCAGTTGACTTTATAAAAAAAATTAAATATAAAATAAATGGTAAAAATACAAAATAAAAAAAAGAAAAGTAATAAAATTAATAAAAATGATATATTAAATTATTTAAAAGTTACTATTGAAAATATAAAAAAATGTGATAGTGATGTACTAAAGCATCAAACATATTTAACAGCAAGACATAACATAATTAATATGTTTAAATATTCAATAGAATATATTACTAATTTAGAAGATTTTAAAGAAGATAAATGTATAACGTTTTTAGAAAATCAAATGAATTATTTTAAATAATTTTATTAATTATCGAAATATTCGTAATAATTTGTAAGAATATCATCAAAACTATATTTACATAATTCAATAACTTTATTCATCGTGTCTTCTGATAATGTATGATATGATTCTTTAATTTCATACCACATATTATCCATTTCAACAATAGATAATAATATATCATTATCTTCATTTGGTGTAATATCTAATGGTTTAGATAAAATCATTTCATATATGTTTTTTAATTCTATACTAGTTTCATATCCATCAGAGAAAGATGAAATCATATTATGAATATGCATATCTAATATTTTAATAAATTCTTCTTTATTTTTAGGTAATAATAAATCATTATCGATATTTTCATTTAAAAATTCTTTAAATTCATTTATAGTTGTTATCATTTTTAATATTTTAATATATTTTTAATTATATATTAAAATATTTTTTGTATATTTGTAATATGAAACATACTATAACAAATATCGACACATATTCTATAAGATCTAAAAAATCAGATACAATTGTATTTAAATTAAATAGCGATGATTTTAACTCTGATAAAATTAGAAAAATAACTAACTATATTAAAAGTTTAGGATATACTATTAAAAAAACTAGATCATATTCTAAAACTAAATTAATGTCATGGTGTAAATTTATTATTACAACAGAACAAAACAATATTTGTTGGTTTACAAATGATAAATTAGCATTAGATATTGTAAATAAAGCGTTATTAAACTAATATGAATATAAAATTAGAACATATATTTATTAATCGTAGTCATGATTTAAAACAATTATTAAAAGATTGTTTTAAATTATCAACTTTTTGTTCAAGATTAGAAAAACAATCTTTATTATATCCAGATCGATATGATCCTGATAAATATAAAGGTGATGGTTTTGAATTATTTGTAGAAGCATTAATAAAATTATCACCAATAGATAATAGAATTGGAATAGCAAATTATCAAGTAGGTGATGAAACAAATGATAAAGGTATTGATGGTAGAGGACTAGGTATAGATGGTAAATTAGCTACTGTTCAAGTTAAATATAGATCAAATAATACGACATTATTAACAGCAAATAAAGATCATTTATCAAATTTTGTTATGTCTTCTTTATTTGAAGGTGTTGATAAAGATTCAAATACAAATATGTTAATTATTACAACAGCCGAAAGTTTACACCACTTTACAGATAATGAAATGTTTTTAAACAAAGTTAGGTGTATCGGATATAAACAATTAAGAGAATTAGTCGATAATAATATAAATTTCTGGAATAATTTTAGACAATTATTAAATGTACAATAAATGTACATTATTTCATAAACAGAAATCATTTTATTAATATATAAAATAAAAATGTACAATTTATGAAATATATTAATAAGGAATATGTAGAATCAATAGATTCAAAATATAATAGTGGTGAAGTAATATCACGAAGAAAATCAATTTATTATAAAGGAAATCAATATACATTGAATGATAATGTATATTATGTATTAAACAATACAGAAAAAATTGAATGGGCTAAATGTTATAAAGATCCTATTTATTTTATAGAAAAATATCTTAATATTAAATTAAGAAAATATCAAATTGAATGGATTAAATTATATAAAGAACAAAATATAATTTATAATGTTTCTAGACAAACTGGAATCAATTCTATATTATCAGCATTAAATTTACATTCTATGATATTTAATAATCAAAATATTATACTTATTCCATGTAAATATAATATTGGTGTTGAATTCATTAATTTAATTAAAAAATATTATATGTTATTACCATATTTTTTAAAACCAAATATAAAAACATGGAATAATAAATCTATTGAATTTACAAACAGTAAAATATGTGTATTTAATAATGATACTAATTTAGTAGAATATGATATTTTAGAATATCATGATTTTGCATTTAATAGCAATTATCCTAAGTTTGAAGTAGACAATAATAAATTAATTATTACATCAACACCAAATGGTAAAAATTATTTTTATGATCTGTATAAGAATAGTATATTACCAGAAGGACATCCAGATAAAAACAGTTTTAAATCTATTCAAACATATTGGTATGAAGTTGAAGGACGTGATGAACAATGGCGAATTAATGAAATAAAACGTTTAGGGAGTATTGATAAATTCAATAGAGAACATAATTTAGAATTTTAATAAAAAATATAAACATAATAATGATAACAGAAATTAGTACATATAGATTAGTTAAAGATTTAATTCTTTTAGAAAATAAATTAAATGAAGGATTAATAATGACTCATGATATACATGATAGTAAAAAAATTATTGAAAATTTTATTTCAGCTTATTTTTGGTATAATATAGAAATTGATATAAATAAATTTAAAATATTGTTATCTGATGGAAAATTCAATACCAATTCATATTTAGAATTTTTAATATTAATAAATAATTTAGGATATTTTATATCAAATATAAAAGCAAAAAATAAAAATAATATTACAAATACAATTAATCCTAATGATTTTAAAAATAATTATTTGAATGATAAGTTTTTACAAAATATAATTGAATATAATTTTGTTATAGAACCAAAATTTGATACAACACATAAATTAAAAACAAATATTTTATATCATGTAACAGAAACAAGATATTTATATAATATATTAAAAAATTGGTTAGTTGCTAAATCAAAAAATACATTATCTGAATATCCAGAAAGAATATATTTTGTTTATAATATAGAAGACGCTAATACATATATAAAATCTAAAAAGTTTTATTATTTAATGAATCAAAAAAATGCTAAACAACCAATTAAATCAAATTTTAAAGAAATTAAATATGTTATTTTAAAAATAGAATTACCAGAAAATAACAATTTAATATTGTATGAAGACCCTAATTTTGTTGGTAAAGGAATATATACATATGAAAATATTTCACCAAAATTTATAAATATAGAAAACAAATAAAATATGACAATATATAAATTAATTGAAAATTTAATTATTTTAGAAAATAAATTAAATAATAATTTAATAGAAAAACAAGATATAAATTTAACATTAGACGCTATAATTAACACATTAGATTTTAATGATTTTTGTAGGTGTGAAATAAAAGATAATAAAATATATACAACAATAGTAAATTATGATAATAATATAAATGTAGAAAAAATAATATATTTTCTATTATCTATAACAAATTTAGCATATTGTGTATCACACCTAACAATATATAATAAACGTAATAAACCATATACATTAGACATTGATATTTTTAAAAATAATTATTTATCGGATTATGAATTAGAAAAAATAAATAAATTTGATTTAATAATTGAATAAATTTATAAATATTGAAAATAATTAATATATTTGCTATATGAAAGTATTAAGAACACATCAACAAGAAGCATTAAATGCTATTTCTAAAACAATTGAAGGTATTATACATTTACCAACAGGAACAGGAAAAACATTTATTCAAGCAACTGCAATTGTTGATAATTTAGAAAATAATAGAGTATTTGTTGTATTAAGTCCTAGAATTTTATTAACAAATCAATTATTTTCTGAAGTAAAAGAAATTTTACAAGTCAATAAAAAAGATTGTCAATACCTCATCGTACATTCAGGAAAAGCAGAAGATAAATCTGATTTCAAATGGACCGAAAATATGCCTTATAGAGAAGTTAAATCAACAACTTCTGTTAAAGATATTAAATCAGAATATGAAAGATCACAAAGAGAAAATGTACCTTTAATTATATTCGGTACTTATGATAGTTCTGATAGAATCATGTTAGCTAATATTCCTGTTTATATGCTATTATGTGATGAAGCTCATTATTTAGTTACCGAAGAATTTTCATGGTTACGTTATGAAAAATATACTGATGGTAGAAAACAATTTAATGCAGATAGAAAATATTATTTCACCGCAACTTTAAAAGAAACAGCATCAGATGAAGGTTTAGGTATGAATAATAAAAAAGAATTTGGTCCTATTCTATATTCTAAAACACCACTTGATATGGTCGTTGCTGGTGAAATTTTAAGACCTAGAATGCATCTAGTCGATGTAAGTTCTGATAATGTAGTTTCTGAATTAGATATGGACGTAAATGCTATATTAGAATCATTCACAGAACATAGAGTTCATTGTAAAATTGGTGCTAAATTATTAGTCGTTACTAAAGGTTCAGAACACCTAAATCAAATTGTAAACCACCAAAAAATACAAGAAGAATTAGACACTAGACCGAATTTAAGAATCTTTGATATTACCTCAGCACATAAACCAAGAATCAATGGAACAATTGTAAAACGTGAAGAATTTCTTTCCGAATTACAATCAATGTCCGATTCAGATGAAGCTATTATATTACACGTTCGTATATTAACAGAAGGTATAGATGTTCCAGGTATTACTGGTGTTATGATTATGAATGATTTAACACTATCAAATTTTTTACAAACTTTAGGACGTTCTACAAGATTATATAAAAAAGATAGAGAACGATTATATAATAATATTATTAAATATGATGAACTAAATAAATTTGTTAAATCGTTTGCTTGGATCATTATACCAATTTATGGTACTATAGGAAACGATTTAAGAACTAATATTAAGTCTATGATATATTCACTTAGATCATATGGATTCAATGCAACAGAAGACGTCGTTATTAAACAAAGTAAAGGTAAAGCAGTTCCTGTTCCATTATCAGGTTTAAATGTAATAGATACAAGAGGTTTAGCATATAGAGAAACATTCTTAGATATTGTTCATGATGTAGAAGAACAAGAAATTGCAGAACATCTAGAATTACAAAATTTTAAATTAGACGAAGAAATAAAAAATGAAAGTCTTGACAAAACTATTGCAAGATTTGCAAATATATAAATTATGAAAGATGAACAATTTAATATTTTAATAAAAACATTATCTGATAATTCTATGAATTATGGTGATTATATTCAATTAATATTAGTTATTATAACATTAATAATAGGTTTTCAATCTATATTTAATATTTATGATAAATATATTTTACCGTTTTTTAATAAAATAAAAAACAAATATAATAAGATAAAAAAATATTTTATTGATAAAAAAAATAATAAATTAACATTTAAAAAATTACAAAAATTACAAAATTTAATAAAAGATTATCCATATTATTATAATAAATTTATTATATTATGTTATAATAATAACAATAATTGTTTTTATGATTTAACATATAAAAACTATAAAAAATATAGAAATATTTATATTTGTATAGATCCACAAAACTATATAAAATATTATAAATCAACACAAAGTGTTTGTTTAGATATTACAATAGTAAATAAATTATATTATCATACAGATTATGAAAATTTTGATTTAGTATATGATATTCAAAATCTTATTAAAAGAGATAATAATTTTGATTTGAAAAAAACACATCGGGTATCTAAAACACCACCATGTGAAATAATAGAGTTTTAAATAATGAATAAAGAAGAAATAGTAAAATCATTAGAAAAGATTTATAGTGAATCAACAGATTCACATAATATTTATACACCACTTGAATTGTGTGAAGAAATGATTAATTCATTAACTGATTTGAATGGTGATATTTTAGTTATATCTAATCTTGAATTTTTAATTGTTTTAAAACAAAAAGATGTTGATATGAATAATGTTCATTATTCAACTTCTTGTGATATTAAAAAACAAGTTGCAATTAGTTTAGGTGTTAATATAAACAATATTCATCTTTTAGAATATAACAATAAAGAAATCAATTTAGGAATAGAAGAAATGAAGTTTGATGTAATTGTTGCGAACCCACCATATCAAAAAGGTTTACATTTAAAATTTTTAGATAAATGTATTGATATGAAACATGATGATGGTGAAATTATATTTGTCCATCCTGCAGAATGGTTAGTACAAAAAAGACAAACGTCCAGAACTAAATTACATGATATATTAAAATCTAAAATAAATGGTGCAAATATAACATTTATAGATAATCCATGGAATAATGTTGCATTATGGGTTCCGCTTGTTATAACCAATATAAATAATTCTTGTATTTATAATTTTAATGAAAAACGAAAATTTGTAAATAAAGAATATTCATTAAAATTAAAATCATTATATGATATATCATTTTTTGGTGTATTAACACATATGCAATCAGTATATAATAAAATATATAATAAAGCAAAAGAAATATCATTTAAAGATATTGAAAAACAAAATTTAAATTTAAACAAATATATAACTTTACATAGGTTTACTGGGTCTAATGTAGATTTAATAAATAAAACATCTTCTTTAGCTATGTTTAATAATATAGAAATATAAAATTTATGATAGATTTTTATTACATAGAATAGATTCTAAACATTTTAATGTATTTAATGAACCACAATATGCAAGAACAGGGAATCAAAGATTATTTATGTCTTTTAATACTGAAATAGAAGCTCAAAATTGCTTGAATTTTTTAGGAAAATCAAAAGTATTTGTAGCATATTTTTCATATATAAAAATTGACCAACATGCTGCAGATACGCTATTATCTTGGATTCCTTGGTTAGATTGGACACAAGAATGGACAGATGATAAATTAATTGAATTTTTTAATTTAACAGATGAAGAAGTTCAAAATATAGAAGAAATAATAAATATAATTACAATAAAATAAAAATATGAATAACTACGAATATAAAATAATATTATCTAAAAATACAGATAATACATTAAATATTAAAAAACAAAACAATTTAAATAAAGATAATTTAATATTAATAAATTATCGATTTGAAAAAATGAATATAAAAGATATTGATAAAAATACATATATTTATAAAAACAATGATGAAATTGTACAATATAATGATGACGATTTTAATAATTTAGAAATAACCAATAATTATCTATTTTGTTTAATAGATATAAATAATAATATTTCAATATGTGATGAATCATTAAAGTTTTGGCATATAGGAAATTTAGATATAAATAATAAAATTAACGAATATTTAATTTATGATGATTTAGTTAAATCAAAATTTGGTTTATATACAAATAATACATTACCAAACAATTCTATTTTTTCAATTATTGAAAAAGAAAAACTATATTATTTACAAATAATTAAAACTAAATATAAAAATATTAAAAAAATTGGATTTATTATAATTAATAATAATGATATAATTAACAATAATGACATTTATGCTAATTATAATGGTATTAATACCATTATAAACCCAGTAAATTCAACAATTGATGTTAAATGGATATAGTTAAGTATTTAAAGGAACAGATAAAGAATGAGTCAACTTATTCTAAGGATAAATCTAATGCACATGGTGAGGTTTTTACGCCGCCATCATTAATTAAGGAAATGTTAGGATCTTTAGATGGAGATGCATTTACTGATCCTAATAAAACATTTCTTGATCCATGTAGTGGGAAAGGTAATTTTCCTGTATTTATTATACAAGCATTGATGAAAGGATTAGAAACACATTTTCCTAAATCTAAACAACGATATAGGCATATTATTGAGAATATGTTATATATGTGTGAATTTCAAAAAGAATCAGCAATATTTATTAATGATTTATTTGGTATGGATGGTGAATTTAAAGTAAATTTATATGTTGGTGATACATTAAAATTACCAGATGATTTCTTTGATTTATCATATGAAGATAGAAAAATTAAATATCCTGAAAATGTTATTGCATAAAAAAAGTCACAATTAATTGTGACTTTTTTTATATTATATTTATTTAATATCTACCTGATGATTTTAAACCTTTCCAACCATCTTTTACTGATTTAAATACATCATTTAATTTCTTTTCATTATTTTTAAGTGCTTCGAATGATGTGATAGTAAGTAATTCATTTACTTGAACTTCTAAACCATCATCAAAATATGAAGATGGTAATTCACCTTCTCTACTTAATACTAATCTTAATTTACTAAAATAAAATCTTACAAAAGATTTAAATTTTTTAATTAATTTTTGATTTTCTGGAGTTTTATAATTTAAATTTGACATATCTTTTAAGTTTTAAATTTTGTTATTATTAATTGAACAATACAAATATAACAATAATATATGAATCGAGGTACTTTTTATTAAATATATTATGTTATTTAATATATAATTTATATGATAACAACAATTAATGAATACAAATTAATTAATGAAAAATTTGTAAATTTATGGAATAAAGAAGATATGAAGTTATATATTGATGAAGTATTTTCTTTAATGATTAAAGCATACGAATCTATTGGTGGTTTTTTAACAGCAAAATCGGCTGATGAATTATGTGAAAAAACTGATTTAATTAAAATAATAAAAAGAAATGGAAAGATTAGTGCTGTTTCTTGTTATAAAGTATCTTCTTTCGGAAGAAAAATTAATATGTGGTGCGACTAATGCTACAGAACAAGGTAAAAAAGATTTGTTATCTATTATAAAAGAAGATATAACTCAAATAAAAAGAAATTCTTATTCTGAAGTTAGTGGTAAATTAGAACACATATATTTAAAATATGGTGCGACTGTTGTACAAAATTATTTGGTATCTGATATAATAGGAAAAGATATAATTATTGATAAAACAGATGATTTTCATTATTATAGAGAAATTAAAGGACAATTACATAGAAAATTATTAGTAGGAAATATTAATAAGTCATAAATAATTGTTATATTTGCTATATGAAAATAATATTTAGTTATACAATTAATTTTTATGTGAAAATTATTTAATATATAATAAAAAATAATAAAATCACTAAATAATTTATGATAACAACTATTAATGAATTTAAACAATTTATGAATGAAAATAAAATAACATTACAACAAGATAGCGCTGATAAAATAAAAATAACGTTAGATGAAAATATTATTTTAACACATGCAAAAAAAATGTTTAAAAAAATAAAAACAATGAAAGATGTTTATGGTTTAGGTTCTATTGATTATAATAAATTAATTAAACATTTATCAAAAATTAATTAAAATTATTAGTAGGAAATATTAATAAGTCATAAATAATTGTTATATTTGCTATATGAACATTTTATATTTACACGGATTTCAATCATCATCAAGTAGTAATACAATTAATTACTTGAAAAATAATATTAGTAATGATCACGTCGTGTTCAGTATTGATTTACCACATCAACCAGAATTAGCAATTAATCTTATAAGTGATACTATAAAAAAATTAAAAATAGATATTATTATTGGTACTAGTTTAGGAGGTTTATATGCTTATAATTTTGAAATGCCTAGAATATGTATTAATCCAGCTTTTCAATTTGATATGAAGCCAGGAATTTATAAATATTTGAATCCTAGAATTAATAATGAAACACATTTTTCAATTGATTATAATGATGTTTTATATTTAAAAAAACTTAAAGAATCATATAAAAATAGATTACCGATTGATGAATTACATTATACATCATATATTTTAATTGGTAATAATGATGATGTAGTTAATTTTGATAAATTATCAACATATACAAATATTTATGATGAAATTATTTATGATGATTTTGAACATAGATTAACTACTGAAATTATTGATAAACATATTTTTAATTTAATTGATAAATTAGATAAAGTTATCGAAACAATAAAAAATTATGGTATTTCTGATTAAAATATATAGATGTATCTAATGTTACTTATATGTCTTATTTATTTAATAATTCGAAATTTGATGGTGACATAATCAAAAGTTATGAAGAAAGAAAAATTAAATATCCAAATAATTGTATAAATTTTATAAATGAAAATTAATTTATATTATAACTAAAAAATTATATTAATGGCAGAAGTTAGAAAAAGATTGTTTTATAGTAAAAATTCAAAAGTAATAACTATATATTCAGATAATACAAAAAAAGAAAGATATGTTAATTTACATGATTTATGTTTAAGCGATTGTACAGTACTTGTAACAAATAATTTAGAATTTAATCAAGTAAAAAATAATTTAACAAGTCTTGGTTATTATTCTTATGATTTATTTATGTATGATAGTAAACGTGGATATATATCTATATCATACGGTGTAAAGATAGATTGGGAATATTATCATGTACGTAATCCATTTAATAAACCAACGTATTGTTATAGTATAAATTTCTCAAGTTATTTAAATGGATTATGTATATTACTTTCTTTATCAGATTATTTGGAATTAATAGAAATAAAACTAGAAGAAAAAGCAAAAAGAAAACAATTTAAACAAAAACAAGAAAAATTTAATTCATTATCTTTTGAAGAAAAATTAAAATATTTTAGCCATTTAGATATAACGCATATTAATAAAACAATTATAGAAAATTTACATTTATTAATATTTACAAAAAGTGATGAATTTGAAGAAACAATAAACAGTAAATATTATTTTAATAAATTACAAAATGATACTAGACAAGTATTACATAAATTAGTTCCATTAAAAAATGATGATATTATTGAAATAGATGCTATTGATAATGAATTAGAATTATATCTTGATATAACAAAATATTTTTTTATTATTGCACCAAAATTTTATAACATAACACGTCCATTAAGTTGTAATTTAACATTTAATGAAACACTTAAAATGATAGATGTATGTCCACAATTGTTGGATTCACCTAAAGAAACTTCTATATTATTAGTTATTAAATCACAATTTGATAGTGTAATTAATAATATTAAAAAATTAGGAATAGATATTACAATACGTGAATTAATGAAATATCTTAAAAATGAAGATAATATAAATTATAAAAATACTTATAAAGCATATAATTTATTAATTTCTAATAATCATATATAGAATAGAAAATGAAAAGTTATGCAGTAGGAACAAATATTGATGTGAATATTATTAATGATTTTCTATTTTTTGTAATTCTGTATAATAATTAGGCATTTCAGTTAAATGATCTAATGCAATTTCTTTAGCTAAATTTTTATCACTAGTGTGTTCTAATTCAACATTAATTCCTTTTTTAAGTTCATGTTGTATATTTGAAATAGTTGTATTGTGTTTACTGGCAATATCTTCTATAGATAAATTATCACCAATTCCACCTTTTAAATAATTTTTAAATTCGTTTATTGTTGTTATCATATTATATTTATGTGATTAATAATTTTATATATTAAAAAATATAATTATATTTGTAAATAATTAAAAAGTACTAATTAAATATAATAAATATGGAAGTAATACACGCACAAATATTTGATGTTAAAAATGCGTTATTTAAACAGAAAGCATCAGTAAAAAGTAAATTAACAACAGTTTCATGTAATAATAAAGATAATTGTTCTTTATATAAAAAAGGTCAATGTTCTTTAGTTGGAATGTTTCAAGATAAATGTGTATACGGTAAAAAAGTATCTATAGACGGATTTACTAGAAAAGCATCTAAATATAATTCATGGATAAATGATAATAAAGAACAATATAAAGATGTTTTTAATAAATTAAAGTCAGCAACAAAAAAAATGGCTATTGTTGGTGATTATATTTATTTACCATATTCACATTTAAATATGAATAAGAAATTACCATTTAATAATTTTGGTGGATTTATGAATGATGGTGATAAATATATGTTATTAAAAGATTTTACTGATGAGGTAATTTTTTCAATTATTACATTTTCACCACAAGCATTAATGGGTGGAACAATTAAATCATATGCAAAAGAAGTAGTTCCTGATTTCATTACACATATAATAGAAGTGTTTCCTGATAAAGTTAAATCTTTCTTAATGAAATATCCAAATATGGAATTTATGTTTGTTATTAGATCTCCTATTGGTCGAAAAGCATTATTAGAATCATTAAAACCCGGAACAGTTATTACAAAATATCATGATTCTGATAAATTAAATACACAACATTGGACATGGGATGGTGAATATATTACATCTACAGATTGTGGATATTCTTTTTCTGTTGTTGAATTTGATACAGTAGAGGTAAAATTAAAACCTAAAGAAAATACAGCGGTTGTTATTACTGATAAAAATCAAACAGATCAAGATACAATTTATATAGATTAAATATGTATAAATATAAACCAATTGTAGAAATAACAGATATAGCTAAAAAAATTATATTAAAAAATAAAAAACAAAAAAAATATAGTTATAAAAAATGGTATAATATTGCATTTGATGAAAGTCTTAAATATGATGGTGATTATGTTAAAGCAAAAAAAAATGCTCTTTATGCTAGAGAAATGCATAAACTTTTATATAATGATTTTAAAACAGAATTTAAAAACAGAAAAAAATATAAAACATTTATAAATTATTCTGATATGGGCGAATATTATTGCTATATTGAATTTGATACTAAAAAAGATAGTAATACTAATTATCATAATAGTTATGATTTTGATTCAGATTTAAATAATAATGGTACGTATTGGCATACTAGTGCTGATCTATAATTTTTTATTTAATATAGTAAAATAAATAATGAAAAAATATTAATACCTGTAACACAATGGGATTAGTAAAAAAATATAAAGAATTAATGTTAAAAAAAAAAAATATGGAAGTAATAAATAGTTATCAAAAAGAAAAATTAATTAAAGGAAAAAAATACTGGACGTTTTACACATTTACATCGAATAGTGGTAATAGCTTTTCTGAATATGTAAAAGTATTTCAAACTGAAGTATTAAGTAAAGGTCCTAGATTTATATTTGATGTTGAGAATGCACAAACAACAGAAAGATTTAAATCAAAATTAAATACATATATGAATGGATATGGTTTAGCAACTTGTAATTTTTATGAAACTGAAGAAGATGCTAAATTAGCGCATGATATGTATATCATATCATTTAGTAAATCTTTAAAAGGTAGTCATAAAGAAAAAATATTAAAAAAATTATATGATAACTCTTTAATTATTATTGAACCTATAGAAAAAGATTCTATAAATTGGTATAACTCTTTATCTGATAAAGAAAAGACATATTTAAAATGGATTAAAGATTATTATACAAAAATTTAAATAAAAAAAAACATATGATTATAATCATATGTTTTTTTATTTTTTAATTAAAATTATTAATCTTGTCTTAATACATAACCTTCTTCGGAACAAAAATCTACCATTTTATTTAGTCCTGTTGAACCATAAGGTCCACCTGGATTAAAATTATAGAAAGATACAGTATTTGGTTGAAAAATTACATTAATAGATTCTTTTTCGTAATATATATATGATTCTAATTTAGTTTCTTTAATATCGTTATATGAATTTTCTTGGAATAAAAATAGTGCCCATCCTGGTTGTTCATTTTCATTAGCCATAACATCAAATCCCATTCTAAAATATCCACGTTCGTGATTATTTAAATCTTTATTTTTAATTTCAGATGATAATATATTAATAGAATTTTGTACATCATTATCATCAACCGTACTAAAATTTTCGTTATCTTCTTCAGGTGACCCAGAATCTCTATATATTTCACCAGGAATATATGCTAAAAAACACTCTTGACTATCATAACCTTTTTCTTCAATCCATCTACTGAATTGTTCGGCATTGTTGTAAATTTTATTTATAGAATCACCACCAGATGTTAATCTATCCATCCCTAAAGATTTAATCCAATTAGGTATTAATTCTCTATGGAATTTTGTATATGTATTATTTAGATTACCAGGACCTACATGCAATGATGTGAATATAGTACCACTTTCAACTAAAGAAACTAATATATCTAAATCTTTTAAATCTGTTAAATTATTTAACACACCTTTTAAAATTTCATATGTTGAATCATTTTCTATATTTTCTCTAATATATTTTTTAAACTCGTTAATATTTGTTATCATTTTTTTTCTTTTTTTTTATTATATATTAAAAAAAAAAGATTATATTTACAGCATGGAAACATTTAATACACCTAAAGACGATACATTACGAGGTACTGGTTACGGAAAATTAGATTATACTAATTCAAGTAAATTACATAGTACTGCTAAACGTGTACAATCTACATTTAATGATGACCAACAAACTAGTAAACAAAAAACTAAATCCGTTTTTTGTTCTAAATGTAAAAATCATTTTAAAATTCATGATTCTAAAACTGATTTACCAACACATACTAAAGAGGTTACTAAATATGATAATCATAAAACAAAACCATATGTTGTAATTACAACATATGTAAATGAACCATGCGTTGGTGGTGAAATTGTAAATTTAGGAAATAAAAATTTAGAAACTACTATTATTAAATCATATAAAAAAATTACACCAACTTTAGGTTTAATTTCATTTGATTTAGAAATTAAACCTAAAGATAATTTACTTGTTTCTTATATAGTAAAAAATAAAAAACATACTAAATATAATCGACCAGTAGATAAAGAAGAAATATTTTTAATTGAATTAACTGTTAAATCTATTGTTAAATCAATTAAACGTGGATATAGAATGAGTAATAGCAGAACATTTAAGTGTTATTCTACATTTGTAGAAAACATTGAAGTATATTTTACTGATGGATCTAAATTGAGTGATTATTCTACACGTGAAATTATTGTTATATAATTTAATATATATTATATGACAAGATTTATAGTTACCACACGAATTTCTGTATTAGAAATTTATGATTTTTTAAAAGAACACATTGAATTACCATTTTCTTATAAAGAATTGGAAGAACATATTCCATCTAATGTTTTACAAATAATTGCTGAACTTATGGTTGAATATAGTTATAGCCAAGATATATTATTTAAAAACGTTCAAGATGTTTTAGACGTTCATGAAATTAAATTACCTACAACAAATGAGGAAGTTCAAGAAGATGAAATCTATGAAAGTAAATTATATACAAATATAAATAGTTTTAAAAATTCATTAAAATAATTTTTTTAATTCATAATAATCGATTAAACTTTTAAATAATTTATTCATATAAAATGTATGAATAAATTATTTAAAACAATTTTAGGTTTATTTAAAAAATCTAAACCGATAAAAAAATCATATAAAAAAATTATATTAAAAGATCAAATCCTTTATAATGTTGATGTAGAAAAAATTAATGTAAATTCACTTGAAAATTGTATTGATGATTTTAATAAAAAATTAGAAACTATTGGTGTTATGTATGGTGAATTAGATCATACATCAAAATTAGATATTACATTACATAATGTATCTCATAGTATTGAAAAAATTAAATTAGATAATAATAACAATATAATAGCAAATGTAAAAACATTATCTACACCAAGTGGTAAAATATTACAAAATTTAATTAATGATGGGTTTAAAATTAATTTTAAACCTAGTATGATTGGAATAAAAGATAAAAATAATATTTTTGAGGTAAAAGAAATACTTACATTTGATGTATGTATATAAAAAGAATTTAATTATGAATGTTAGAAAACCTTATAGGAATTGATCCATCTATTATATCTACAGGATTAGTAGTTAATGGTATAGTATTTAATTATTGTCGTGAAAAAGATGCTAAAAATACAAAATTAACAAAATTATCTAAATGGTATTTATTATGTGAAAGCGTTATAAATTATAGATATATTAAATTGGATTATGTTGAAGGATATTCAAAAAATGAAATTCAAAAAATGTTTTTATATGACGCTATCACGGATATGATGATTGATGATATTATAAAAACAATAGATAATACCTTACCTACTAGAGTAGCAATAGAAGGATATTCATATTCATCAGGCGCAGGTGATATTATTGATTTAGTAACATTTTCAACTTTATTACGTAGAAAATTATTAACTATTACTACAGATATTACTATTTTAGCACCTATGACTTTAAAATTGGAATCATGTAAATTAACATATACTCCAATAGAAAAGAAAATAGGCGGAAAGAATCCACGTACAGAATATATTTATAAAAGTAAATTAGGCATTCCTGGTGGATCATTTAATAAATTAGATATATTCCTATCACTTATTGAAAATGATTCATTAAATGATACATATGTTAATTTTTTAAAAGAACATAAAATGTCAATAGCATTTACAAAAAATATTAAAAAACCATTAGAAGATACTAATGATGCATACACATTATATTTATTATTAAAAAACAATAAAATATGAAACATGCTAATATTATAAATATTCCAAAAAATCCAAAAAAACTTTTAGATTATGCAATGTCTAAATCTTTTGATTATTGGATTGATGAGAAAAGTTCTATAGATAATCCATCAGTACATTATAGAGCAAATAGTAATTTAACATTTGATGAGGCATTTAATATAATATTTAATAATAAACCACATTGGACAATTATTTTTAGAAATATGTCATATATTAATATCAGTGAAGAAGATTATTGGGAATTTGGTGGATGTAATATTGGTGCTAATTCTTATGGTGAAGTTTTTATTTGGATTAAAGTCAAAGTAAATATTGCCTATGAAATATTTGAAAAATTTAATCTACAAATTAAATATATAAATTAAATATAATAAATATAATTATATCTTTTAATAGACGAAATAAATAATCAATAATATTTTTAATAAATTAAAAAAACCTAGAATTAATTCTAGGTTTTTTTTATATATATTATATGATAACTGAATTTAAAATATTTGAGAATAACAGAGCAGATTTATATCATGCAATAAAAACAAAATACGCTAATATAGCATTAGAAAAAAACGAATTAGATATTTATTCTTATCAACGATATTGGGCTAATGGAAAAAGATATAAAGATAATGAACCAGAATATAAAAATTCATTTTTTTATCGTGGTTTATCATTAACTAGAGATATAAATTATGCAAAAAATTGGGCTAGTGTTATTTTAGTTTTTGATACAAATAAATTAAAAGAAAAATATAAAATTGTTCCTTATAACTGGGGCTTTAGTATAGGTAATATAACTAATCAAAATATAAAAAAAGAAAAAGAAGAATTTTTAATTGTATCATATAATAAAAATCATTTAACAGATAAAGAATTTATTAATATGTATGGTAAATCTGGTGGATCTATAAAAAATCTTTCTTATTATTTAAAAGGTTTTTATATAAATAAATCAACATATAATATTTATACTGAAAATGATACAAAAATATATGAACCATATGAAAAATTAAAAAAAAATAAATTATATTTAGGACTACTATGATAACTGAATTTAAAAAATATTTACTAAATGAATCCACAAAATTTAAAGAAAGTGAATATGATTTAGTAATAGTGGATGTACAAGAAGGATTTAAGAAATTTTTTGGTGAAGAGTATTTATTAGCATTAGAAGAATATTGTGAAAATTTTACAAGAGTTTTTCAAATATTTGATACTAATAATACAAATCACAGTGATTATATATTTCCAAATCAAACATTAGAAATAGAAAAAACGTATGGTGGTCAATTAGATGAAGAAGATATAGATTATTTATTTACTGAACCTATGCGAGATTATGTTAGATCTAAAATGAATAATTTACAAGAACGTGACATTTTCGAAACAATAAATGGAGATTATTATGTATATGTTGATGCCGCACATGAATGGTTTTTTTGTACAAAAGAAATGGCAGATTTATTTAAAAAATTTAAATCTGAAAATAGAAAAATTATGTTAGTTGGTGGTGCTGGTGGATCTAAAAAAAATCCTAAAGGTGAATGTTTACGAGATATTTATGTTACATTAAAAGCATTTGGAGTTGATACAAGATATAATTTAGATTATGTTTATTCAGCAGATGGAAATATGTTTAAATCAAATATTAAAGGCGTTCCGTTAACAGACGAACAACGAAATAAAGTAAAATCTACTAATGAAAATTACAATAATGATGATATAATTAATTTAAAAACTTTTGATTTTACTACTTTATTTAATACTATAAATAAAGAGTGTTTTAATTCTTCTTTATCTATAATTCCTATCAAATTTTCTACTTCTAAATCATACACTGCACAATTTGTTAGACCACGTTATCCTAAATATGATGGAACTGATAAAGAATATTTTGTTTTTTCTACTTTATTTGAAATGACATATAAAAAATTAAAAAATGTGTTAGCGCATGAAATGATACATTATTATTTGTATGCTATTATGGATAGAGATAAATCACATCATGGATATTCTTTTCAAAATAAAATGAATTCTATTAATAATTTAAATTTAGGATATATCATAACATTAAAAGATGATGAACCAAGTAATGTATCAGAAGAAAATTTAAATAAAAAGTTACAAAAAAAGAAATTTATAACATATAAAATAAAAGGACAAAACGGATATTCTTTAATAAACGAAATTACATTTATTAAAGATAAAGCTAATTTTTTAAGTAAAAGAACAATGTATGGTGTTACAGATATAAAAGTGTATGATACATCATCAGCACATTATAAAGTATTATCTGGATCTACAACAAAAATAAAATTATCAATAATAAAACCACAATATCAATATTTAATAGACAATATTATTAATGATACAAAAAATACAAAATTTTTATATAATTTATGATAACGACGATAAATGAATTTAAATTAAATATATCAGAATCCGTTCAAAAATATGATTTAGATGCTATATTAAATATAGCATTAACATATAAAGATGATGAGTATTATTTTTATAAATATGCTGATGAAACTAATGATGATATAGATAATATAGATGACGAAAGTGATGAATATATATCATGGTACAAAGAAGAAATTGAATATATAATAGAAAATATATATTTTTTAATGAAAAGTAATTATTCTTCACCTGGTTTAGTATATAGAAAAATAACTGTTAATGAAAATTGGTTTAATAATTTAAAATCTGGTGATAATTTAGGAATATATTGGACATATGATGAAAACTCAGCAGAATCACATTGGTCAAAAGAAGATATTGAAGTTTTATTAATAGCTGAAATTGATTCATCAAATATAGATTATAAAAATACATATTTAGCACATATAATACCTTATACTGGCGAAGACGAAAAAGAAATAAGATTATTAAAAAATACAGAAATTAATATTAAATCTATAATTATAAAAGATGAAGAACAAGATTTATCTAAATTTGAAAATACAATATTTAAAGCTTAATGATAACAACGATAAATGAATTTATGATTAATGAAACATATTCTAAATTAGAATTTGAAAATATACATTTAGATTATCATAATCAACAAAACTGTTATAAAATGAATGCTAAATTAAATGGTGAAATTGTAGCATATTGTGATTATACAGAGTATAATGGTATTTATCAAATAAGTATGATAGAATCATTAGTTAAAGGCCAAGGATATGGTAAAGCTATAATGATGGAATTAGCTAGATTATATGGATATAAGAATATAGAACGAAATAATTTAACTCCTGATGGTCAAAAATTACGTAATAAAGTTGATAATGAATTAGGTTTTGATTACACCGAGTATAAAAAATCATTAAATAAACATTTATCTAATGAAGAATCAATAGATAAAATAAGAATTAAATATCCTTTATGTGCTGATTTTATGTCTGAAATTATATTATTTGATTATAGTGACACATGGTTAAAATGGAAAAATAATAATAAAATAAAAAATATAGAACAAGAATTACAAAATACAGATATAGATATAAATGATTTATCAGATATAACAGAATGGATAAAAAATTCAGCGACAAATAATAATTCTACTACAGAATCTGTTCCAGATTATATTTTAGAATATATTCAAAAATTATCATAATTTTTTTAAACTTTTTAATATATAATAATAAAAAACAATTATATTATGGAATATATTAATGTATATAATTTTTTAAATTATTTTAAAAGACCTGGTGATAAGAGATTAGCTAGAATAGGACATGTTAATGAAGTTATTGAAAAAATTAATGAAGGTGGTTCTGGTGGTGGTTCTGCTGGTGTAATAGAAAATACGTATGAGGAATTAACTATATTAAAATCAAATAATGAATTAATTCCTGGAGCATTATATAAAATAACAGACTTCCAAACAATTTATGACCAACCAGATTATACAAGTGGTGGTTCTTTAAAAGGTACATTAGTAACTAAAACAGCTAGTATTGATCCTATAATTTTATTTGCAATATCTAATAACGAATTTCATATCACAGCATATAGACCAAGTACACCAAATCATAAAATAGAATTTGATTTTGATTTTAATCAAACTGAAATAATGTCAGCTCCAGCTAAAGGTAGAATTAGTTCTTTAATAGACGAATTTGATAATCATACTAATTATGATCATTCAGTAGTTCTTTTAAAAAGATATGAAACAGTAAGTGGTTCTGGAATTTATAATTCATATAAAGACACTGGTTTTGGTTCAGTTGAAGTAAATACATTTGGAACAAATTGTAATAACAATACAATGTATTATAAAGTTACTTCTGGTATTTTAATTTCAAATAATACATTTGGAGATAATTGTTTTGGAAATTCATTTAGAAATAATTGTCGAAATAATTCATTTAGAAATTATAGTGTTATTAATATATTTGGATATAATTGTTTTGGAAATTCATTTGGAAATTATTGTAATACTAATTCATTTGGAAATGATTGTCAATATAATTCATTTGGTGAAGATTGTTATAATAATACATTTGGAAATGGTTGTAGTAGTAATACAATTGTAGATAGTTGTCGATTTAATGATTTTAAAAAATCACAAAGTTTGAATTATACAACGGCAACTCATATTTACACTGATTATACTTGTACTATTTCGGTAAGACTGGATGGAACATATATATTACAGTATATTAACAATAGTGATGTTCAAGTGATAGTAGCAGCGAATGCATAAAAAATACTTTAGTAGTGGTAGCACCAACAGTTTAAAAAATAATAATCGGTAACTATTCGTAAAAAATAATTCATAAAAAAAAAACATAAAATATTAAATATTTTATGTTTTTTTTTTTAAACTTTTTAATTAAAATATTATATAATATATATAAAAAATAATTAAAAAGAATAAAAGGAAAAATTATGGCAGATGTATTTAATTTAGACGAATCAGCAGAAGTAAGCTCATGGTCAGAATCAAAAAAAGTAAACAATGATGGTCTTTTAAGACCGAAATTAGAAGAAGGAAAAGATGGTAAACGTGAATTAACTATTCGATTTTTACCAAATATGATTTCAGAAAATCAATTAGGTCCAACAGCAATTGAAAAACATATTCACTATGCAAATTTCAAAAATAATCCAGAATTACAAGGATATTATGACTGTTTAAAAAACACAAATATTGGAAAAGATTGCCCATTATGTAAAACATTTTGGTTATTGAAAAATTCTAATAATCCAGCAGAACAAGAAAAAGCAAAATTAATAAGTAGAAATACAAAATACTATTCATATGTATTAGTAGTAGATGATGAACAAGTTCCAGAAAACGAAGGAAAAATCTTTATTTTCCCATTTGGATTTAAAATCTACGAAAAAATTAAAGCAAAATTAGAAGCTAAAAAACGTCCATTTAAAGTAGAAGATTTAATTAATGGTGCTGACTTTAATTTAGTTATTAAAGAAGTAGCAGGTTTTTATAATTATGATTCTTCTGAATTTGATACACCAGAACCAATTACTATTAATGGTAAAATGTTAAAAGTAAATGATGATGGAACTATTGATAAATCAGAAAGAAAACGAGTAATTGAATTCTTATTATCAAGAGAACACACATTAGAAGAATTCTTACCTCAAGATTGGACGCCAGAACAATATGATAAAGTGGAAAAAATTATTTCTGTATTATCAGGACAAGCATATACTGGACAATCTAGTAATAACAACACAACAACACCATTAAGTACATCATCTGTATTTTCTGATGATGATGATGATGATGATGAAGTGGTAGTAACGAAAACTAGAAAAACTAAAGTTGTAGAAGCAGTAGAAACAGAAGAAGAAGAAGCACCACAAGCTTTGAAAGCATCTAAGAAAAGAGCTGCACAATTTTTTGATGACGATGAAGATTAAAAAATTTAATTTAATTAAAAAAAACCATTACTAATGTAATGGTTTTTTTTTTAAACTTTAATAAAAAAAAATAATATAATAATTATGGAACAAATTTTAAATAAAAAATATATTAGAAAAAATAGTATAAATTCTGATATATTTATACCTATTAATATAAATGATCAAGATATACACTTTTCTAATGGCGCCATAGGTAACATAAATTCATTTATGAATGATTTTGAAGAATATAAAGAACAAATAACTGAATCATTAGAGTTAGATCCAAATAGTTTTTTTAATACTCCTACAAATGATCAAAAACTTTTAAATGATGTTGAAAGTATAGCAAAAAATCCTAGTGCTAAAATAGGTATGAGTCAAAAATATCAAGAAGAATTACAAAATCAACCATCATTTTTAAATTATAATAATACAAATAATAATACAGAAGATACTGAAATTAATTATACAGTACAAGAAAATACATCTATACTAAATAAAGTAAAACCTTCTAATAGATTACCAGAATATGATGTTTTCGATCGTATTAAAAAATCAGAAGAAATTGAAATACTTATACCATTTACAATTAAATTACCACGAGCTGAAAAAATTGATGCGATAAATGATATGTTTGAAACATCACTAACAGATTATTTATCTAAAATGTATATAGAAGATAATATTTCTAAAAATTCTAAAAAATTACAAAAATTAATTAAAGATTCAATAGAAGAATGGGTTGAAAAAGAATTATATAGTAATAAAAAACCTAGAAAAGTACGAAAAAATAAAGTTCAAGAAGTAGAAAAAGTTCAAGTAGAAAAAGTTCAAGAAGAAAATATTCCAATAATTGATGATATTTCTGTTTTTACTACACCTATTAAAAAATGGGATAAAGATTTGAAAAAATTATTTGTAATAACAACTGAAGAACAATTTATTGAAGTAGAAAAAGAATATAATAGACTGAAAGATAATAATATAATAAATGTTGATTTTGACAAATATGAAGATATGATTTTTCAATATAAAAATAAATAAATAAATAAAACATGGTAATAGATAATATTTACATATTAGAAACAAAAAGAATTTTAGATAATTTTAATTACATTTTTAATGAAATTTCAAATTATGAAAAAACATTAATAGATAAAAAAAATAAGATGTTAAACATCAAAAAAGAATTATCTGTTATAAATAAATCTAATAAAGATGATTTATTTAAAGAACAAGAAATATTTAAATTAATAGACACATATAATTTAGAAATTTCGAAAATAGAAAAAGAAATAAGTCCATTAATAGAAAAAATAGAATTAACAAAAAAAGAAATAGCTATTTTATATAATACAATTATTGAAAAATATTCAGATTATACAGAAGAAGAAATTAAAGAAGCAATAAAAATCCAATTAGAAAATTAATTGGATTTTTTGTTATAAATAATTTATAGTAAAATCAAATTTATAATCACAATTTACTTCAACCGCATATCGTCTAGCTTTTAATAAAGGACCTTCTGTTGCACTAAAATCCCATATAATTTCTTCAATAAGTGTATCATTATATATTTCAGTTAATTCTGGTGTACCTACTGATGTATATGTAGTACCACTACCTGTGCTTATATAATAATGTTTAACTTCATATACAGCGTATTTTGTAGATAATGGTAATTTTATAAATAATTTACCAATTATACAAAACATACCATCTATTAATGGTAAATGATTTGTGATATTAAATAAAGTTGTTAATGTTTCATCTATAAATGAATTTTTTGATATGTTTTTATAATATTTTTTTTCTAATTCTACTAAACCATCATCTTGTACTGATATTTTAATATTTTTAGATACCATTTCTAATATTGTAGGTTTATATTGTGTATATGAATATAGATTTCCTATATATAATGAACCAACACCATCAGATTTGACTATAGCAAACATATTACTACCTCCATAATTATGATTTATATTAATTCCTGTTTGTGTTATTTCAAAATACATTTTTTCATCATTTGTATCTTGGTCATTAATTATATAAACTAATTTACTTCCATTCGTATTATGTACTAATGGATCATATATTGCAAAATTACTTCTTTCATTATAATATGGATTAACGTCATTTAAAGTATTTATTTTAAAATCTATTTTATTAGATAATATTTCATTTGATATAATTTGTCTACCAGCATTATCATATATACTATATAAATAAGATTCATAATCATGTATAATTTTAGATCCTCTTGAGCCTGTATTTTTACGAATAAATGTTGTTTTATTGGATAACAAATCAGATTTAAATTCTTCATGAATACCTGCTGCATCTAATTTATAATATCCAGCGTATGCTTCTTGTCCGTAATATAATAATGATTCTGTTTCAGATAAATTTAAATTTGTATTATGTCCATTATCTAAATTTCTATATGCTAATAAAATGTCAGATTGTCCAATACTTGCACCACCAATAATTATATTATTATATATCCCAGATGTTGGTGGTGTAGTTAAATCATATATATCTCCTAAATTTATAAAATTTGGTGCTGAAACTGGTGTATTTAATCCAAATAATATACCAAAAGTACTATTTGGATTATAAATTCCTTGTTGTCTATTTATTAATATATCATTAGAACCTGTTAAATTACCTAAAACTAAAGTTTGTGCTAATGTTTGATCGCCACCAGAACCTACTAATGAATTTAACCACGCTACTTCATCACCAACAAAACCATTATTTACTGCTATTTCATACGCTGATAATCCTGTACCATTATTTAATAAATTAGTAATAGCTTTTAATAATTCATTTAATAATGGACCAGTAATTTTTTTTTGTCCATTTGAAATTATATAATTATTTATAAAATCTAATATTTCTTGTTTGTTCATAATATTATATATTAATAAATTATACTAAATATAAAAATCATCATTATAATCGTCATTATAATCACCTAAATTAATAATATAATTATTGATGTTATTATCATTAGAGTTTGGAATTATATACGATTTAGTCATTTTTTTTGTATTCGAATATCCAGAATGCCAAAATACTTCTACTATAAAATATGGGTCTATATTTTGATTTATTGAAAATGATACAGGATCAAGATCGTTTTTAGAAGATCTTAAAATTTGTGTATTTTGTAATTTATCTAATGTTGTTATTTCCCATATATTATTAATACCAGGTTCATCTGTTGGTGAAGATGTAACATTATTAATCCAAATATTATTGTTATGAAATAATATAGTTTCTGGTAAATATGTAATATTATTCCATTTAGATAAATTAAATGTTTTAATTACATAATCGAACCAAATATCTTCTGAATTAGTATTAGTACTAATAAATTGTACAGATATATTATATAAATTAGAACCTTGTGATATTGGCTGAAGATAACCTGTTACATGAAATGATATAGCATCACTGTATTCTTCGGTTCTAAAATTTTTAGTCATATATGATTCGTGTTCTAATATAAAATTATTTTGTATTTTATATTTACCATTAATATCTAATATTTTTGTGCCTATAGGTATAATATTTTCAGTTAACCAACGTTTTAATCCTAATAATTTAACTTTAACTTCTTCTAATGAATAAGCATTTATAAAATTTCCATTATCATCAGTAATTTTATAATTTAATGAAAATAAATTAGTTTTTCTAAATCCTTGATTTCTATAATTTTCATATGCTAAATTAGAATATAAATATTCAGTAGAGTCTTTTGTTAGTAAATTTAATAATTCTAAATTAAATAATTTTCCAAATTTACTATTTTCTGGATCTATATTTTGAAAATATTCTGTAAACGTCAAATCATTATATCCAAAAAAGTTAATTGCATATATTACACTTTTATAACTAGCTAAATAATTAAATATTTCTGGGTATATTTCTATTAATTCTTTACGTTTTCTATTCATTAATACCCAATCAATACCATTTTCATTTATATCTACTTCTTTAAAAATAAAATAATCTTGTAATTTTAAAATATTTAAATTTTTATTGTTAATATTTATTTCATGTCTAATATCAACTCCTTCAGTTTCACCATATAAATCAAAATATGCTATTTGTTTTGGTAAAACTGATATATTTACGTTTAATAATCTATTTACATATAATAAATTACCATTAATATCATAAAATGGTAAAGTATTTTTAACTACAGATTTAACACTTGTCTCTTCTATAACATTTTCTTCAAATACTAATTTATTTAAATATATTTCTTTTATTGTATAATCTATACCATTATTACTTAATTTTCCTAATAATTGTCCATCTGAACTTGTATCATTAGATGAAAATTGTATAATTTGTCCTGTTTTAAATCCTAAAGAAATAAAATCTATAGTATTTGTAGAAAATTGTATTTCTACATAATTATCTTTAAAAATAAATAAATCATCATACGAAGATCCAACACTTGTTGTAGTTAAAGAAAAAACAACATCTTCTATTTTTTCTAAATATAATCTAGCATTAGTCCATCCTTCATTTAATGTATTATAACCTATAAATATTTGCATAGGATCTGGTTCTAATTGATTATTTGTTATATTAGAATTAATATAAGGTATGTCAAAAGTTATCGTATCAAATATTGTTTGTTGTTTATATGGATTAGATATTTCATTAATATCAGTATTAGGTTTATAATTTAATGTAATATCATATTCACCGTTTTCACCACATAATGGTGTTATACCATTATAATTTGGAAAATATTCAGTATAAGGTTGTAATTGTGTACCACTAAAATCATATAAAAACATATCATTAATTTGTGTATCTTTCCAAGTCCACTTATATTTAGTTTGAACATTAATTCCATCTAAACCAGATTTAGGATAACGTATAAAAAAATCAGATTCAATATCTAAATCTAATAAAGAAATATTCCAAAATGGACCTTGATATGATAATGAAATAATATTTTCTGTTAAACCAATAATATTAAACGATTTATTTTGTGAAATATATGTTGAACCATTAATACTAATTTTTTGTCCAACTGAATAATAATCTAAAAAATTATATAATCCAGGTGCACAAATAATTTCATTTCCAGAAATTACACTACCACTATAATTTATAGCGTGTAATGTTTCTAAAATAGATAAATCACCGGATTTTGGTATATAACCAATATTATAAAATATATCTAATTGTCTTTCAGGATCTAATATATTAATAAAAATAATCGTATTAGATACAGAAATAATGATACCTAACAACTTTAATTCTTCATACCATGTATTATACCAATCTAAAATAGTTTGTGCGTCAGATGTGTTATATGGAACAATATAATCTACTTCATTAATATTTATTAATAATTGTGATTTAATATTTGTAATATTTATATCTAAATATTTAATATCATAAATAGTTCCATCACCAAATAACATATTTAAATAAACAGGTATATTAGGATATGTATTTGTTAAAGTTAATACATTTAAAGTTGAACTTATATTAATTCCTAAATTAAATAATTCTGTTTGATATGTAGAAACAAAATCATTTATTGTTGTATCAATGTCTGTATTAAATGGTACATAATAATTTTTAGAATTAATATTAATTTTAATTCCAAAATTATCTATATTATAAAATTCAATAATACGTGTATATAAATTAGAATCTTTTTTTAATAATTCTAATTCTTTTAATGGTTCTTGTACATATAAAGGTGTTACATCATAAATTGTTGTATTTATTGATGTTGTATAATCCGTAATTACATTATTTATATTTATTATAGATAATGATATTGTACTATAATTATCTGTAAATATTGAAATTAAGTCTAATGAATTATCTTCTTTGTTATATTCTAAATTATATCCACCAGCTAATTCTGCTAATTCTTCACCATAATTATTCATTATAGAAAAATATGTTAATGGTAATGATAATAAATTATTATTATCATATAAAATATTTGATTCTATAGAAAATATATTAGATGCTAAATATAAATAACAATCAACTAATTGTGTTGATACGGTATTACCTATATCAAATGTTAAAGTATTTGTAGAACGATCTATATTAGTAATTATAAATTGTTGTTGGTTTAATAAATTTAAAGATGTACTTTTTTCTTTAAATATTACACTATCACCTATTTTAATAAAATATGGAACATAAGGTATAGATACAGTATTAGTACTATTATCAAAATTAGATTCACCATCACTAATTAAAATATTAGATGTTTTTAATTGTATATTTATTTTGATTTTATCACCATCTGATGGAGTATAAAATAAGTCTGGAATGTTATAAGAATATCTATTTTTAGTATTTGTTTTTTTAGATATAGTATAAATACCATCATTATCAGTATTTGATATTAAAGATATTTTTTTATTTTCATAAATATTTGTTAATGAATCATTCCATATCGGTTCATTATATTGTTGAACTTCAATAACATCTACTGGTATAATTTTAGCATTAGTTATATTAAAATTTGGTAATGCTGTAAAATTATTAGTACTTGTATAAACTAATATTTTATCTTTTTTAACATCTAATATTTTAAATAATTGGTAATTAGTATTTATAGTGTCGAAATCAGTATTATGATATGAATCTAATCCAGTAAAATAACACCACATTCCTGTATAAAAATATTTATGAATATTTTCTGATGATACCCATTTAGTATTATAATTAGAATCTATGATAGTACTTTCTATATTAGTTATAATAAACTCTATAGCATCATATTTAGGAAAAAAATTAAATCCATTAGTATTAAATACTTGAAATTTATTCAATGATGTATTAAATGTATTTTGTGTTCCTTCTATTTTTTCAAATGTATAAATTCCTTGTGTTTTAAATGTATCTGTTGAATTTTTATCAAAAAATAATGATGTATAATACATTTTATTATTCTCATCATAATTCATATTTAATTGATGTCCTTCTTTATTAAAGAATATTAAGTTTTCTTCCATGAATTATATATTATATCTATATAATTCTGTTTAATTATTTAAACTAATAGTATAATTTATTATAAAATATATATGGAAAATAAAACTCTACATATAAATTTATATGCTGGACCAGGTACAGGAAAATCAACAATGGCAGCTGATATATTTTCAAAATTAAAATATAAAAATATTAATGCTGAATTAATAACAGAATATGTTAAAGAATTAGTTTGGGAAGAATCATTTAAAAAAATAACTAATCAAATATATTTATTTGCTAAACAATTAAAAAAACATTCTACTTTAGAAAATAAAGTAGATGTATTAATTACCGATTCAGCATTACCATTAGGATTAATTTATGATAATGGTAATACTAAGTATTTAAAAGAATTAATTCTTTCTGAATTTAATAAATTTGATAATTTAAATATTTTTTTAAAAAGAACTAAAAAATATAATCCTAATGGTCGAATGCAAACGGAATTAGAAGCAATAGAAAAGGATAAAGAAATATTATCGTTTTTAGAAGAAAATAATATAGAATATATAACTATAGAAGCAACAAATACTGCTTATATAGAAATATTAAATATTATTAAAAAAAGAAGACCTAATTTATGGAACAACATACAGTAGAAAGTATAAAAGAAAAACTAAAAGTATATAATGATAAAGATTTTAAATTTGATCCTGAAAAACATGTATACACTTATAATGGTAATGTAATGAGAGGAACAACCGGATTTTTACATAATTTTGTAAAACCATTTGATTCCGATTATTGGTCAAAGAAAAAAGCAGAACAGGCTGGAATAACACAAGAAGAAATGTTAGCACAATGGGATGCAAAACGTGATAGATCATGTGACTTAGGACATATGGTACACGATTATATAGAACATTTTTATGAAAATAATTCAACTAAATTAACAGAAGATGAAGAAGCTAATTTAAGAATTGCTAAATTTCATACTATTTATGAAAATAAATTAAAAAACTTAATTTCAGTAGGATCAGAAATTAAAGTTTTCTCAAAAAAATGGAATTTAGCTGGAACAATAGATAAGATATATTTATATGAGAATTCTATTATATTAGGTGATTGGAAAACTAATAAAGAAATCAAAACAGATAAATCATTTTGTTTCGGTAAATTATTAACACCATTTAATAATTACAAAGATAATGAATTAAATAAATATTCTTTACAATTATCTATTTATGCCTTATTATTAGAAGAAGCTGGAATATATGTAGATTATTGTTTTATTTGTCATATACCAGAAAAAGGTGATTCTGAAATTTATAAATTAAAAGATTTTAGAGCTGAACTTAGAGCATACTTTACACATCAATTTTTAATGACTGAAGTTGTGGATATAAATAAAGAAAAAGAATTAGTAAAAATGGAGGTAATATGGTAAATATGATAACAGATATAAATTTATTTAGAATATATGAAAATTTTAAAGACTCAGAAAATAAATTAAATGAAGGATTAATTAAATCCTATCCTATAGATAAATCATTTGATATTTTAATTAATAAAACAGATCCTGTTTTAGATAATGTAAAAAGAGAATCTATGATACAAAATAATAAAATTATGTTATGTTGTAATAAACTAAATATTAGTGAATTTTTAGATTTATTAACTACAATAAATAACTTAGGTTATTTTATATCAACTATTAAACCATATCAAAATACACCATTTAAATTTTTACAATTTAATGAGTTTAAAATAAAATTTTTTAATGAAAATAGTTTAAACAAATTCACATCTTATGATATAATAATAGAAGCAAAGTTTGATATAATATACAAAACTAGTAGTAATAAATTATATCATGTAACTGAAGATATTTATGTTAATAAAATTTTTAAAAATGGTTTAATTGTTAAATCATATAATACATTATTAGATTATCCTGAAAGAATTTATTTAACAGATGATATACAACATAGTAAATTATTTATAGATAAAAAGAAATTTTATTATAATAATTATCAAGATAAAAATATAGAAAGAAGAATAGGTAAAGATCAATATAGAAAAAAATCAGATAATGTTTATGTTATACTTGAAATAGATAATTCTAATAAAGATATTATTTTGTATTTAGATCCAAATATGTCTAATGCATATTTTACTTTAAATACAATACCACCAAACAAAATTAAAAAATATGAAGAATAATAAATGAATCGAGTAATAATAATAGAAGGTGTACGAAATGTAGGAAAATCATTCTTAATATCTAAAATAGATAAACCTGAAAAATATAAATTTATGTTTTCAGATTATTTTGTAAATTCATTTATATATGATTTTGATGAAACTACAATTGAATGTAATGATAAAAAAGAATTACACTATTTTTTATTAGGAACTGATGTATCTTTTCTAAATTTAATAAAAGAAAAAATAATAAATAAAGATTTAATCATAGATCGTGGATTTATTTCAACATTAGTTTTTGGTATTCAAGCAAATAGAATTACTTATAAACAAGCATTAAATCAAGGAAAATATATTTTAGACAAATACGGAAATAATATTAAAATAATTTTAGTATCATCAGAATTTAAAGAAGATAATAGAAATAAAGACATGTGGTCTTTTTATAATCAAAAAGAAACTAATGATTTATATTTAAAATTATTAAAAGATTTAAATATAGAATACGTAATTTTTAATAATGAATTTAAAGAAAAAAATATAGAAGAATTTAGAAATATGTTTTAATATTAAAAAAAAATGTTATATTTACACAACTAAAATAACAATATATGAAAAGTATTAAAGAAATTGTTTTAAATTCTAATTATTCATTTGATTTTGATAATAGAAATAAAGCAGTTAAAAGTATTAATAATGTATTAAATAATAGTAATATTGAAATTGTTTTAGCAAAAAAAGGATATAGTTGGAAATTAACAACTGGAATGTCTGTTAATTTAATTATTAAATTAAATGGTAAAAGAATAGGATTTGATTGTAAAGATATTACACCATATCGTATTCTTACAAATTTAGGATTTTTTCTTAAAAAAGATTGGGTTAAAGAACACATTTATTCTGAAGTTCAAACTAAATATAAATGTAGTAAATGTAATGGTACAGGATATTTACCAATGTTTGCACATTATGCTAATGGTGTTTGTTTTGATTGTATGGGTATAGGTATTAGAGGAAAATTAAGTGTTAATAATATACAAGATCAAAAAAATCTAAAAGGACACCCATATTTAAGATCATTTTATGTTAGTAAAGAATATTCTACATATTTTCCTAATGATGTTAAAAAACTTAAACCAATTTCTTATATAAATCACCCTACAGCAGAAACATTTTTAGGAGAAAATGATACAAATTATTTTATATATCAACCAGTTTGTCAAGCTAACTCATGGTATAGTATTCCTAAAAATGATTTTGATAAATTTAAAACTGAATGGAATAAATTAAAATATGATTTTATTTAATTTTTTTTTTTTCTAGTATTTAAAAATTATCATCATCTTCATCAAATTCTTCATCTTTGTCTGAATTAGCTAACATGATAGTATGATAAGTCATATTTTCAATAGCATCTTCTAATTCATCACAAGTTCTAAGATAATTTATAATTTCATCAAGAGTAAATGATGGATTATAATTCTCGTTAATATTTTGTTTAAAAGTATTTATATTTGTTATCATAATTATTTTATTTTTATATATTAAATAAAATATGATTTTATTTAATTTCATATTTATCTTTTAAATAATTATATTCTGGATTAGATTTTAAAATAAATAAATCACCATTAGTATTAGTTTTAATGTGATCTATATCATTTTCCAATTTTAATTTTTGTGCCATTTTAGGAACTTCATTTTTATTTAATGTTCTTCCAGGTGTTGTATACATATGACCAAATTCATGAATAAATTTTAATGTTATTTTATATCCTAATCCTTGATTTTGTAATGTATTTGATATATGTCGATGAGGATGATATAATTCATCATTAATAATTTGAATATCAAAAATTATTCCTTTATTTATTTCATTATCTGTTGGTAATTTTATACCTAAATGTATAATAGAATTATTATCATCACCTAATTCTATTAATTCAATATCTTTCCAATTAATATTTTTATAATCTTTATATTCTACTGTCTCATCAGGTAATCTTAAACCAGGAAATAAATGAAATTCTTCATTTAATTTATTTTTAAATTCATTAATTGTCGTTATCATTCAATAGTTCTCTCTTTTATATTTAATATTCCTAAATAATCCATTTTTAAATCTTTTAATGACCATAACTCATTACTAATATCAGCGTCAGGTACGCAACTATAAAATTTCTTTTTATATTTTTCAGGTAAATCAGATGGTCGTTTAACATTTAGTTTATTAAATATATTTAACTTAAGTGATTTTCTTATTTCTTTTATTTCATCTTTTTCTAATGATGAAATCCAAACATTTAAATCAAATTTTACACCGTATTTATTATTAATTGAATTAGGACATTTTTGTTGTTGTTGTTTTATATTAATAATATCAATATCATCTGTCTTATCATTATATAAATCAACACCATATACATAAAATAATCTAGTACTGTCATCCACACCCTTTAAACAATTATCGATAGAATTTGATAATGAAACTCTAGCTGTAAAATCATCTTCTATAACTGAATTATTGTTTTGGTACGGGTTATTTGGTACTTTTGCTGTAAAAATAAAAGTACCATCATTATTTAATAATTTTTTATAAGATAAATGAAAATATTTATACTCAGATTCTGCTTTATCTATAGTATAAATATTTTCATTTAATTTATTTCTAAATTCATTAATTGTCGTTATCATTTAGCTGTAATAAATTTATTTTTATTTATATCATAAACTAACCAACCATCTTCACCTCTTCCAGGAATCCATTCACAATCTATTTCAATATTTATTAATTTTTCACATTCAGAAAATTTATCAAATATATGATTTTTAATAAGATTTATTAAACCATTATCATCAAAAGGATTAGAATCACATAAATTAATTGCTATTTTATACTCTTCTTTATTAATATAAACATCACCATAATCTATTGATAATGTTTTAATACCATTTGAAAAATTTATTAAATTTTTCAAATTTATAATTTTATCAAATTTATTATTAGATTCAATTGATTCTTTAATATATTCACCGTTTTTTAATACATCTATAAATTCTTGTTCGAAATTACCATTATTATCAAAAACAGTATATTCCGTTCTATCAATATAACATACTAATGGATAATTATCTTTAGAATTTATAGTAGTACCAAATTCATAATATTCATCATTTATTTTTATTGTATAATTAGAAATAAAAATAATTCCTAATAAATTATTTTGTTTTATATCAAATGGTTCTCCACTTTCTTCTATTACTATATTAATACCTTCTGGTAATTTATTTTCATGTATTAATAAAGCTAATCTACCCATACATTTTAATAATTTAGATTCATTAAAAAAATCACGAGGAATTACTCTATGATAATTATAAATAGATTCATTTATTTTTTTTAATGTTATTAATTTATATTCATTAATCGTTGTTATCATATAATTATATATTTATTTTTATAACAGACATTAATATCATTTAAAATATCTAAAGCCTTGAAATCCTTTCATTGTAATTGGATCAATTTTATAAAATTTACCGGTACGTTCAATAAATTTACCTTTCCAAATATTACCAGTAGTTGTACATTTAAACTCTTTTTCACTCAGTCCAGAGATAATATGGTAGCCTATAACATTACCATTATAACATATATAGCATTTACTTCCAATATTTGTTCTAGGGAAACCATTTGTCTTAAAATTTAAAACTTCACCATTTTCTGCTGCAATTAATTCTTTTTCATACTCATTCCATTTAATTGATTTAGGAATAGTAATTATAATGTCTTGACTCATATATTTTTTAAATTCGTTAATTGTTGTTATCATATAATTATATATTTATTTTATAACTGACATTATTTGTCCTAAGTTGGACCAATCTAAATATTGCATATTGATAGCATCTTCTAATGTAATTACATGTAATTCTGTTCGTTCCGTGTCTTCTATATTTCCAAAAGTTTGACCAACACAAGATTTTATTTTATTCATTTCTAATTCTGATAAAGTATAAGAATATAAAAACGATTTATGTGTTAACATAGTAGAACAAATTTGTCTAGCACTTTCAAATATTAATTTTTCTATTTGTGGTGTAAATCCAGTTTCTTCTTCTAATTCATCAACCATAATTGTTTTAGGATCTACTCCTTCTTTTACGCTTGACCCACCTGGTAATTCATATACTTTACCTTTTGTATTATTAACTGGTGATCTAAATTCAGATACTAAAACTAATTCTGTTTTCATTATATCTTGATTTGGTAAGTATAAAACACATGAACTAATATCTGGTCTAGAAAATATAAATTCGTTATTTTTATATCTATTTTCATCACGGATATAAATATTAACCCATAAAGAAAAAGCAAATATTTTATTATTACTAGGAATACGATAAACATTTAATACTTTGGCATCAGAAATCCAATTACGATTTAATTTTAATTGTTTATACCAAGATTGAAATTGTTCTGTTTTCCATATTTCTTGTGGTATAAATCTTTCTCCATCAATTCTTTTATAATCTTCTTGTGTTTCATATACATGTTTAATAGCAGAAAATAATTCATGATAAACTGGTACTTTTAAATCTTTTGCCCACCATTCTTGATAACGTACTGAATCTGCAGTTAATTCTGTAGACAAGATACATTTACCAGAATCTTTCCAGTAACCCCATTCATCATTCGTAGTTAACCCTAATAGTTCAGTCTTAGTATTTCTATTAATATGAAATAATATGTTATCTGACGCTCTTAAGGCACGAGTTTCCCATAATATTTGTGATTCATAATTAAAATCTTCAAAATTTCCTTCTCTAGCTTCCGGTACAAATACGATACCATCATATCCAATTAGATTTAATATTTCTAATGCTTTAATTCTCCAACTTATACCTACTTGTCCAGGTCTTAATGACGGACCAGCTAAAAATAAAGATTTATTAATTTCATTTGGTATAGATTCTTGTGCGTATATTATTTTCATATTTATTATTTAATGTTATATTTATTCTCTTGTATATGTTGTTTTATATACCATATTTTAATTAGTAGAATTTGCATACCTTGTATTATATAATTCTTTTAATTCTAACCAAAATTTATAGTATTTAGATGGAATTTGTTCTGGTTTATAATGTCTACTATAACTTCTAAAAGTTGATCCAACAGAATAATTTGATCCTTTATAATATTCCATACTTTCTGCTTTTGTATTAATATCAATAGCATATGTTATATATGAACCATCATAAAAATGTCCTTCTAAAATATCATAATCTGAATTATGTTTAGTATGTGAATTGAAATTTATTCTAACAAAGGAATTTCCAGCATTCTCATTAATATTAGTATCAACAAATTGTTGAATATCTGTAAAATTTTCATCTGCTTCAATATAATTTCCGTCTTCATCCTTTTTCATCAATTCAATAATATCGTGTCCTTTGATAAGGGCATAATTGACCCCATTATGTGTGTAAGCGATTATTCCATTTTCTAATCTAGCATCAGGAAATTTTGTGGCAACCATAGCCACATCAGTATTGTTAAAGTTAGAAGCAGTTCCTAATTGCTCATTCAATTTTTCAAATATTTTAAAATTAGTAATCATGATTTTATGTTTTATTTTATATATTAAATTATAAATAATTCTCCATATCAAACCATGATATTATTAATGCATTAATAATTAGAACTAATGAAGAACATAGGTATGTATAAGTTAAAAAAATTGACACATATCCTATTGCTATTAATATAGCAGATATTAATACAATTATTAAAGGAATTAATAATAATATTGCTCTGATTTTTATTTGTTGTAAGTATTTATTTACTTTTTTCATAATTTTAAAAAATTGTTTATTTGGTTATTTATTAGTGTTTTAGTTTTATTATCTATAATTTCATTATCATTTATAAGATTATTGATAGACGGAAAATATAATCTATCATAAAATGGTATAGCTTTAAGATATAACATTACATCACATAAATGATCTACTCCACGTACATTACCTTGTAATCCAGCTGCAATACCTGTGAATAATATATGTTTATCTTTAAATGTATTCATATTGCAATTATCAATTAATAATTTTAATTGTCCAGGATATGATCCATTATATTCAGGAATAACGAATATTATTTTATTAGAATTGTTTATATTATTTTGTACTTGTAATATATCTGTGTTTGGATATATTAAATGTGTATTATACATTTCATGTAATATTTGATAGTAATATGTAGAAAATATTTGACTCTTATTACCAGTTCTATTAGTACCGTTTATTATTGTTATATCATTCATAATCTTTATATAAAAATTTTAAACAATTGTTTATATATCATATATAAAGTTTATGAATGAATATAATACATTTGAAGAAGCTTTTATTGGGCTAAATCAAGAATTAATAGAAAAATATCAATATAATATTGAATCACGTATTGGAACAACATTAGAAATTTGTCCTATTTTATATAAAATAAATGATGTATCAACATATAAATTTGATAATGAAAAAATAGGACGTTTAGATTATGAATATTGTGATACTTATTATAATTGGATGATTAGTGGAAATACAGAAATTAAAGAATTGGCTGAAAAATATCCTAATACTTCTAGATTTTTAGAAAAACCAAAATCAAATCTTTTACCAGAAAATTTCAATACATTTTATGGTCCAAGAATTAATTATCAATTAGAAAATATAATTAATGAACTTAAAAATAATAAAAATACTAGAAGAGCTGTTATATCTATATTAGATAAAGAAGATACTAATTTATTAGCTTTAGATGAAACATTAGAATTCCCGTGTACAGATTCGGCAACATTTTATATTAGAAATAATAAATTAAATGTTCATGTACATATGAGATCACAGAATGTTGGACAAGTAATTAAGTTAGATATGTATTTATGGGGTAGATTTACAACAGAATTAGCAAATAAATTAGGTTATGCGCCTGGTTCATTTACGTCTAGTATTGTATCAGCTCATTTATTTACAAGAGATTTAGATTATTTAAAAGAATTAATAAACACATATAATGAGAAATAAATTAATATTAGATTTTGATGGTATTTTTGCATCAAATATGTTATATAATGAAACAGGTAAAAGTTATAAAACTTTTACTTGGGGCATTAGACACGCTATAGATATGTTAATTGAAAATGGAATTGATGTTTATATAATTAGTGGAGATTCTACAGAAAAAGGACAATCCATTACTAGAAAATTTTGTGAAAATTTAAAAGTTAAAGAAATTACATTTACTAATTCTAAACATAAATTATCATATTTAAAGCAAAAATATAATTTAGATGAATGTTATTATTGTGGTGATGATATTTATGACGTAGAATTATTTAAACATATGTACGGTATTACACATAAAAATACACATCATACAATAAGTAAATATGCTAAATATGTTAGTGAATATACAACATCAGATTATTTTTTTACTGATATGTCATTATATATATTAGCTAAAAAATATAATACGGGTATAAATAATATTTCTAATTTAATTGGTAAAGATTGTAATAAAGAATCATTATCTGATTCATTAATGGATTTACGATATAAAAACATTTTTATATTACAGCAATATAGTATGAGAAACCATACCGATAATAAATATAATCCATTATTAGATGGTAATTTAAATTTAACATTTAATAGAATTTATAATTCTGTTAAAAATAATCCAAATTTAAATTATACAATTACTATTCCTACTAATATAAATGAATCACAATATGAAACATTGAAAATATTAGTTGATAAGATTTTTGGTGAAAATCGTATATTTTTTAAAGAAATAGAATATGGTATAAATGCACCAGCTAATTATGAGAAATTTTCTGGAGATTATATTATAGATAATAAATATGATTTGTTTATTACATATTTTGCTAATTATGGTATAAATATTGATAAATTTACAAATAATCAAGAATATAAAATAATTTATTGTTTTAATATATCTAAAGTAAAAGATTTATCACGTGAATATATTGATAAATTTTTTAAAATTCAATATGAATCAGTTAAATCTTTTACAAATAAAGTTTATGTTTTAAATCAAAATCAAAAAGATTATTTTTTAGAATATTCAAAAGAAATTAATGATATATTTATAAAAGAATTACAAATAAAACAAAATGTTTTAGTTGATAGTCTTTTAATTAATAAAACATTTTTAAATAATCAAATTATTAATTTAATCCCAAATGAAACAAATGAAATTACACATGATTTTTTAAAAATTTTAAAAAACAGAAAATCTAATTTCATATTTTTTCCATTTAGGTTATCAGATAAATGTTATGAATTTGAATTTTTATTAGAAAAAATAAGTAAAAGTAATTCATATTATACAATATTTATAACGGATCCTAACAATACAATTAATGATTATATTATACCTAATAATGTAAATATATATAATTTACAAAATAAAAAATATGATAGTAAAGTTATGTATTTATTATTTTTAATGTATTGTAATGAATATAATGTTAGTATTCCTGTATTTGAAAATCCTTTAATAGTTATGCACCAATCTATTTTAGAAATGACGCATTTAACTGATAATGTTAAATTTTTAAATGTAAATAATTTTGATATTAAAACATTATATGATTTTAATGATATAACAGGTATAAAAGATAAAATAAAAAATTATATTAATTGATATGATAAAAATTAGTAAACATATACAAAATACACAAAATTATTTAAATCAATCATTAACTGATTTATTAACAGATAATAATATTAAAACAATAGATAATATAATTGAAGATATTATTAAAACAGTTAATAATAAAGGAAAAGTTATTTTTACTGGTATAGGTAAAAATGTGTATGCTGCACAAAAATTAGCTGCTTCTTATTCATCTATAGGTATTCCATCATTTTTTTTAGATGCAGTACATGCCGTACATGGTGATATAGGTGTAATGAATGATAATGATTTATTAATTTGTATGTCTAAATCTGGAAATACTTCTGAATTAATAAATACATTAATTCATATTAATAACAATAAAAAAACTTTTAAGTTTAAAGTAATAGGTATTGATTGTAATCCAGATAATGAAAATGGTTTTAATAAATATTGTGATTATTCATTATCTATTAAAACAGATAATGAATTAGATATTTTAAATATGGTGCCAACTATTTCTTTATTAATGATTCAAATTGTTGGTGATATTATAGGTATAGAAGCAAGTGAACAATTAGGATTTAGTTCAGAAAAATTTAGTATTAATCATCCTGGTGGATCTATTGGAAAGGCGTTAAGTAAATAATGACTAATAAAGGAATTATATTAGCAGGCGGTTTAGGAACACGTTTATATAAATATACTAATGGATTATATCCTAAAATATTATTAAATTTAGGAAATTCTATATTTTTAGATAATCTTATAGAATTTTGGTTTAATGTACAAGAGGTAGAAGAATTAATAATAGTATTAAGTGAAAATGATCATATTTATAAAATACAAGAATATTTAAAAATTTTTTATAACGATAAAAATATAACATTATTAAAATACGATAAAGTAAATGGTACATTTAATACATTATTTTATGTATTAAATATGCGTAATGATTTATTAAAATCTAATTTAATAATATCATGGTCTGATATTATTCCAACAGAAAAATTGAATATTCTTGAATATTCAGGTATAAAAATATTTACAGATAAAATATCAAGACATCGTTGTAATATTTGTAATTTAGGAATAATAACAAATAAACCAGATTTAACAGGTAATATTCCTGGATTTTATAATATTAATGGATTAAATATTACTGATTGGATCAATTTTAAAAATTCTTATGAAAAAATAAAACCAGAAATAGATATTACAGATTATTTGATAACATGTTCAAATATTATTCAAGAAAAAATAGATTTATTAGATATAGGTGATATTGAAAAATACGAAAACGTATTAAAAACACAAGATATTAAACAAAGATGGTTTAATAATATTATATTTAATACAGATAATGTAATTAAATCATCTAATAGTGATTATGGTTTATCAGTAATTAAATCTGAAATTGAATTTTATAAAAAAATTCAAGGTACTGAAGCAGAAAATATATTTCCAAAAATATATGATTTATCAAATAATTCGATAAATATGGAAAATTTATGTACTAATGGATATGTTACAGTAAATGAATTTTTAGAATCTAATCCTAATCAAGAAGATAAATTATTAGAAGATTATAAGAAAAATATTAAAACATTACATAATATAAACCATACATTAACTAATTTTAATACAGATATTTATAAAGAATATATTCAAGTTCCTATTGAACGTTATTCTAAAATAAATTATTTTATTCCTAATATCGATATTTTAAATATAAATGATAAAGATATTTATATTAATTATGATTTTTATGAAACTATGGATAAGTTATTAAAATATTTTTCTAATAAAGAATTTAATATAGCCCTTATACACGGTGATACAAACAGTACTAATACTTTATATAATCAATCAACTAATAAAATAGCCTTAATTGATCCAAGAGGTAAATTTGGTAATACATTATATTACGGTGATACCAATTATGATTTAGCTAAATTTGTATATGGTATCACTGGTTATGATAAATTTAATTTAGATAAGTATTTTAATTTTAATTTTTCTAATAATTTCCTAGACCTTAAAAAAATTAAAATAGATTTACCAGAATTAAATTTATTAGATAACCTAAATATTTCTAATGATATAAAAATTTTAGTAGGTTTAATATGGTTAAAATTACCATTTTATATAAAAAATAATCCAAATAAAATAATAGCTTCTTATTATATAGGAATGTATCTTATTAATAAATATTTATAAAAAAAAGAGACTCTAAAAAGTCTCTTTTTTTTTTATTTTAAAATAAAGAAAATGTATTGTTTTCTTTATTTATATCTTTTAATAATTTTGTCATAGCTATCATTAATACTTTAGGAGAATGACCATATTCGTTTACTAAATATTCTGGTTTATATTTATCAAATATATTTCTTGTTTGTCTTTCTATTTTCTCTTTTTTATTTATAGTAACTATAACTTTACCTTGATTTAATAAATTATAATTATCTATGGCTTCTTTAGTTGAAACATTAAAAGATTCTGGTAAATACCATACAGGACTATTTATAATAATAGCTTTAAATTTTTGTAAAAAAATATAACTAGATAACATAATTCCACCATTAGAAAAACCAACTAATATAGTTTCTTCTGTATTTATATTTATTTTTTTTAATATTTCAAACCCATGTCTATAATAAGGTTCGAAACCAGAACTTCTATTTTTATCCTTTCCATCTGCTGGAAATATTACGTATACATTACATTCATTTGGTATATGATATGGACAAGCATATAGATTAGTGTTATATCCAGGGAAATATAATACAGTTTGTCCTTCTCTATTACCAAATCTATATAATTTCAATCCATTAAATAATGTTTTTATAAATATCATTTTTTTTTTTTAACAATTATATAAATTTAAATTGTTATATTTGTAAAAAATAAAAAAAAATGACAAGAATAAATGGAAATATTCCACCTAAATTATTAGTAGATTCACATTTATTAGCCGAATATAGAGAAATTATTAGAATTCCTAATATGGTTAATTCTACTGATTGTAATATTATATTAAGTCGCTTAAAAAATGCACCGAAACAATTTGTATTAGGTAAAGGACATGTTTTGTTTTTTTATGATAAAATACTATTTTTACATAAAAGGTTTTTATCTATATTATTAGAATTAAAAGCACGAGGATTTACTACAACTATAGATGACACATTATTTAAAAATACAAATACATTATTTTATAATGACGTGGATTTAGAATATTCTAATAATATTGTATGTGAAAGGATATGTGAACGTATTTTAAATATGAAAAGTATTAAAATTAATAAAAAAAATATAGATAAAAATGTCTATATTAATTATTTAAAAACTAAATTAAATGAGAGATAATCATAAAAATTATTTATTAGCACCATTAAAAATAGGATTTACTAATAATTTTATAGAAAAAGAAAATTCTACAATATTTGAACGTGTATTTAAAACCATAGAAAATGGTAAAGAAGTAAACTTAAGTGTTAGATATTGTGAATTAATGTTTGGTGATAATAATGAATATACTGTGAATGGTATAGTAACTGATCAATTATGTTTAGACGGTAAACCTGGATCATATTCACATATAGATATTAGTAAAACATTAGAAAAGAGTATAGTAATTGTAGCACAAGATCTTAATTTAGATATTTGTCATAAAGTATGTTCTTGGCCATTTGCTAAAGTAGTCGTTACAAAACAAAGAGACAATTAATTTAAATTAATTGTCTCACTTTAACACCAGCGTTGATTAAAAAATCAATACTTTCAGTTATTCTATATTTTTCTTTATATACAACTTCTTTAATTCCGGCTTGTATAATTAATTTAGCACATTCAAAACAGGGAGATAACGTTACATATAAAATACTATCAGTACTTGAATTTGTAGATTTAGCTACTTTTGTAATAGCATTACTTTCAGCGTGTAATACTTCTTGTTTTGTTACTAATTTCCCATCTATAAGATTTTCTCCAGTATTATCAAATCCTTTAGGAGTGCCATTAAATCCATAACTTATAATATTATCTTCAGCATCTATTAATACCGCTCCTACTTTCGCTCTAGTACAATGTGATAGCGATGCTACATTGCTAGCTATATTCATATAAACATTGTCAAACTGTTTTTTTCTTTTTTCTTTATACATAAATATTTAATTAATATTAAGTAATATAAAGAAAAAAGAAAAAAGTTTAATTAGATAATGGTAAATTAATTTTATTGCTTGATTCATAATCAATAATTTCTAAATCATTAAATTTATAATCGAAGATATTTGTATATCTTCTTCTATGTATTAATAATTTAGGTAATTTATATCTTTGATTATTAAATTGTTCTTTAATAGGATATATATGATTATTATAAATGTGTGTATCACCTAAATTAGATATTAATTCATCCGGTACCATATTTACATTTAATGCTAATAATTGTAATAATAACGCATAACTTGCTATATTAAATGGTAAACCTAATCCAACGTCAACAGAACGCATATTAAATAATAAAGAAATTGATCTAGTTGGTAAATTTAATACATCACAATCATTATGTGTAAAAATATTTGGTGTATTTTTTGGTACTAAATTTATTCTTTCTTCTAGTGATAATTTTCTAGTAAATACTTGAAATGAATAATGACATGGTGGTAAAACAGCATTTTTTACATTTGTAGGATTCCATGCCGTTACTAACATTCTTCTTGAATCTGGATTATTTAATAAAGTATTAACTAAATCTTGAATTTGATTGATATTATCATTCCAATTTACCCATTCAGACCCATATACTTTATTCAATTCACCCCATACTTCATAAAATCCTGGATGATTTTCATCATCTTTTATAGCTTCTATAAATTCTTCTCTTGTATACATTCTTGTATTATCTTTATTGGTAGTATCTAAAGATTTAACTAAATTAACAACAGAATATTTTATAGCTTCACTATTATTTTTATTATATTCAGTTACATAATTTTTATAACAATCTCCTACCCAAATATATACATTATTATCTACTAAATATTTAATATTTGTATCACCTTTCAAAAACCACAATAATTCATGAAAAATACCATTATAAAACATTTTTTTACTTGTCAATAATGGAAAACCATCATTCATATTGTGTCTTAACGTTCTACCAAAAACTTTTCTAGTTCCTGTTCCAGTTCTATCATCACTTTCATATCCATTAGAAATAACATCTTCTACTAAATCTAAATAATCTTTATCTAATTTATTCATAGATATTATATGAATAAATAAATAAATAGTTTAAATTTATTATTCTGATATTATTAATAATTTAGATGTTTTTTTTGGATGAAATTATATCAAATTTTTTCTTCATTTGATAATCAATAGATTTATGAATATCATTAGTTAATTGACTATATAATTCAGTATTAGATTTATATGTATTATTTAATATAGGTTCTAAATTAGTTTCTAAATATGCTAAATATTCAGTTGTTTTTTCTTTAACTACATCTAAATCGTTAACATCATCTAATGTATAAATTAATTCTTGTAATAATAATACGGTTTTTAATAAATTAAAATCTTCTGTTCTAATTTTATGAGCCATTTTTATAATTTTTTACAAATATAAAAAAAATAATTTTACTTTAAATATTTTTTATATAAAAAATATAAAAATTTCGCTATAGAATAAAAAGACCCATATATTCCAATCCAAATTAATATCATTAAAAATATAGCCATATTTAGTGGTTTTCCATATATTTATTTAATAAATCAGATGATTCATTTACATTACTATTATAAGTTGGACGATACCAATTATCTATATTTTCTGGGTCAATATTATTTCTATCTAAAAATTTACGAGTTACTAATTTAACTGTTGTAGAATTTATTTTTTCTTCTGGAAAATTATCTTTTAAATCGTTATAAAAATAAAAATTCTTATCTGAATTTAAATCATCTGTTTCAATATCAGAATAATTCCACCCATCCATTATTTGATTAGTAGATTTAAATATAGCAAAATGAGTATAGTTTTTATCTGCCATAACATTTTCATATATTTTTTTAAACAATTTAATATCCGTTATCATATTTTTTTTATATTTTTTAATTATATATGTTATATATTAAAATAATAATTTATATAATTGTAAAAAATATTGAAATGCGAACATTAGAGGAAATAGTTGACTTAGAAGGATTAAAAACAAAATCAAAGAATTTAAAACAATTCTTCTATGATAAATTTATCAGAAAAAATATAAATTACTATTTTTTATATAATTATCCTGAACTAATATCACTTTTCAAAAATTCTAAAAAAATAAATCTAGATCAAGTAAATTGGTATAAGATTTCATCTAATCAAAAATTAAGTGAATCTTTTATTAGAGAATTTAAAGATAAAGTTGAGTGGTCTTGTATTTCTAAGTATCAAAAACTTTCTGAATCTTTCATTATAGAATTTCAAGATAAAGTTAATTGGACTTATATTTCAGAATATCAAAAACTTAGTGAAAAATTTATTATAGAACATCAAGATAAAGTTAATCGGTCTTTGATTTCTAAGTATCAAAAACTTTCAGAAGAATTTATAAGAGATTTTCAAGATATAGTTGAGTGGACTAGTATTTCATCTTATCAAAAACTTTCTGAAGAATTTATAAGAGAATTTCAAAATAAAGTTACTTGGACTTGTATTTCAGCTTATCAAAAATTAAGTGAAGAATTTATAAGAGAATTTCAAAATAAAATTGATTGGTCTTGGATTTCTAAACATCAAAAATTAAGTGAAGAATTTATAAGAGAATTTAAAGATTATGTAGATTGGACTAGTATTTCATCTAATCAAAAATTAAGTGAAGAATTTATTAGAGAATTTAAAGATAAAGTTGATTGGAAGATGATTTCAGAATATCAAAAACTTTCTGAAGAATTTATAAGAGAATTTCAAGATAAAGTTGATTGGAAGATAATTTCAGATAGTCAAAAACTGTCTGAATCTTTTATTCGGGAATTTCAAGATAAAGTAAATTGGAACATGATTTCAAAGTTTAAAAAATTATCTGAAGAATTTATTATTGAATTTAAAGATAAAATAAATTGGTCTAATATTTCATATAAACAAAATTTAAGTGAAGAATTTATAAGAGAATTTAAAGATAAAGTAAATTGGTCATATATTTTAGAATATCAAAAACTAAGTGAAGATTTCATTAAAGAATTTAAAGATAAAGTAAATTGGTCTATTATTTCATCTTATCAAAAACTTTCAGAATCTTTTATTAGAGAATTTAAAAATAAAGTTTATTGGTATGGTATTTCATCTAGTCAAAAACTTTCAGAATCTTTCATAAGAGAATTTAAAGATAAAGTTGATTGGAGTTTTATTTCTAGGTATCAAAAACTTAGTGAAGAATTTATAAAAGAATTCAAAGATAAATTGGATTTAGATGAAATTAGAGATAGTTGGAATTATAAGGATGAATCTTTTAAAAAGAATCGAATTATAAAATCTGGACTATATGAATGTCATGATGACTATTTTATTGCATATAAAGGTATTAGAAGTGACAGACATAGTAATTTTAATTTTCAATTTCAATACTTACCTAATGAAACATATACATGTCATGCTGACTATTCTAATAATGAAAGTTCATTTGGTCTTTCAGTTTGGACTGAAAAAAAAGCAACTGATTATTGTGATGAATTAGTAGTTAAAGTGAAAGCCTACTATAAAGATGTAGCTAGAATGGTACATAATAACGGTAAAATTCGTTGTAGCAAAATAACAATTCTAAATTAATTATGAATTTTTTTTTTATATTTTTTATAACTTTATGTGAACGTATAAATTATTTTGTGTATATTTGTAAAAATAAATAAATAAAAGTATGAAAAATATCATTAAATATATTAAAAAGAAATTAAATTTAAATACTAAATTTTATGAAATGTTTAAATACAATGCATATCATGGAAATTTATCACCTAAATATGTTCTTTTAGAAAATGAAGATATTATTTCTAAATTTACTATTTATACTGATCATTTGTCAAATGTGATTAGAGAGAAAAAGAAAAAAGGTTTAATTCAATATAATCGTTTACAATATGATAATAGAACAGGATATTATATTGATGGACGAAAAATTGATACAAAAATTCATCCATTACATGGAAAAACATTAGTAAATATACTTAATGATATTAAATATACTATTGATATTGTTTCACATAATAATTATTATGGTGAATATATTTCATTATTAGTACGAGCACATGGATCTAAATCACATAAAGAAGTGATTTGGCAAGATGTTTCATGTCACTATGAACCATTTTTACGAGAAATTGAAATCAATAATAACAAATATGAATTAATTGATTTTATTAAAGAACCAGAAATTAAATAAAATATGAAAAGATATTGTATAGGAGATATACACGGTGGATATTTACCATTATTAGAATTATTAAATACTATAAATTTTGATTATGAAAATGATCAATTGATTGCTTTGGGTGATGTTTGTGACGGTTGGTCACAAACACCTGAGGCAATTGAATTATTAATGAAAATTAAAAAATTGGTTTACATTAATGGTAATCATGATTTATGGACAGCACAACATTTATTAAATTCTAATAAATATGATATGGATAAGGATGCTTGGATATATAATGGTGGAAAATCTACAATACTAGCATATTCTAAACTTCCAGTAGAAACAGTAGAAAAACATTTAAACTTTCTTAAAAATGCTTTACCGTTTTATATAGATTCAGAAAATAATTTATATATTCATGCTGGATATGAAAATTATATTCCTGGTAAACAAGATTGGACATTAAATCCAATATATAAATCTATTGTAGAAGAATATTGTTGGAGTAGAAAATTTTGGTTAGATGCGTATAATGGTAGAAATGTTGCTAAACAATTTAATAAAGTATATATTGGTCATACACCAACATTAAATTTTCCTAAATCTAATTTAGAACATTTATTACCAATGACGAGAAAAAATGTAATTAATATGGACACTGGTGCATGTTATACTGGAAAATTATCTTTAATAGATTTAGATACTAATAAAATATATCAATCTGAAAAAAGAGTAATGGAATACTATCCTACTGAAAAAGGTAGAAATAAAAAACCTTTTAATGAAAACTAAATTATTTTCTTTATTTAAATATAATAAATTTGAATTTGGTAATCAAATTGTATCACAATTTATTATATTTGAATGTAAATATCTTTTTAGTATTATTTTATTTTATTTTCATAAATCAGATAAAGAACAAGATAGATACCATACACACGCATTCAATGCACATTCATTTAAAATATTTGGTAAATATACCGAATATGTATTATATGATGAAAAAACATTAGAAAATAAATCATACATTAGAGAAAGTGTTTATAAGTATTTCCCTAAAGATTGTTATCATAAAATAGGTAATAGTACAGGTTGTTTAACCATTTTATTTTCAGGAAAATGGGATAAAACATGGAAAGAGTGTAATGATAAAGGTGAAATAAAAACATTAAATTGGAATAGAAAATAATAATATTTTTATTATTAAAATATAAATTGTATAATTGTTAAAAAAAAAAAAATATGAAAAAAATGTCAGATGACTCTGTATTATTAGTAACATCATTATTAATTCATACAAATGGGTCAACAACTTCTTTAGAAGTTAAAAATTTATTAAGAAGTCTTAATTATAAAGCAACACAATCAGATGTATCTGAAAAAATGAAAAATATTGCTGATGTTATTAATGAACTTAGTTCAACCGATTCTGGTGAAGGTTATCTAATTTATAAATTTAACAAAGATGGTATGGTTGTTGAAGATGTAGAAGAAGAAGAAGATGATATAGTTGGTTCTAAAGAATTACCTCATTCTACAGAATATTCAAATTCATATACAAATGAAAATCATTTAGTTCATGATAAATTTATAAATTCTTTAAATGTTGTTAGTAATGATGATATGAATTGGGTTGTAAATTCAACACATAGTGATACTGAATATTTAGTTTTTAACAAAAATTTATCACGTGATAAAGTAAGATATTTATTTGCAAAAATTTATTCAATTAAAAAAGATGATGTACGTTCTAGACGTTATTTAAATTTTAATAAATAATAATACATAATAAAATAAACTTTATTAAATAACCTTTATATAAATTATATAAAGGTTTTTTTTATGTATAATAAATTATTAAAAATAATAGAATATAAAGGTTATTTAATAATATCTTATTTAGATATTAATTCTCCTAAAATATCATTGGTTGGTACTGGTACATTAATATCTGGTTTTAATTCAAATGATATTTTAATTTCAAATGAAGCTCTTAAATTATTAAAAAACAATTTAAAAATTAATAAACTTATTAATGATCCTGTATTAGAAATAATATCAAAAGATAGATTATGGGTGAATATGATTGGTAATATAATAATACCTCCTAATGAAATAATAAATACATATACAATACCATATCATACTATATGTGAAAATACTATAGATGAAAAAATAAAAATAGAATTAGATAAAATATGACAAATCCATTATTAGACTTAAGCATAATATTATTATACATAATAATAATTTTTAAAAATGAAATTATTTATCATATAATAAATAGTACATCATATATGTTTTATATTTTAGGTAATATATTTAACAATTTGACAAATGTATATTACTTAAATAATATATCAATTACATTTACATATTTAAGTGTAATATCATATTATATACAATATTCTTTATTAACTATTTTAAATATATAAAATATGATATATAGACATAAATTATTATATAATTCAAATAGAGAATTATGTTTTCTAAGAAAACCAAAATATAATATAACAAAAAAGATTAATGAAGATTCTAGTTTTGTTCCTAGGTTTACTATAAAGAATGAAGAAATATTTTCTAATTTTCCTACTAACACACCAATGAAACTATCACAGGAGTTGTTAGAAACCGCTATAACGCATGGTATGATACTTCAAATAGATTATAAAGGTGAAGAAGATGATAATTTTTCAGGACATGAGAGAACCATTTATCCTATGGTTTATGGAAAAACTAAAGAAAATAAAGGAGTTTTAAGAGGTTATCATTTAAAAGGTTGGTCAGTATCAAATGGTGGAAATATAGATAAAGAATGGAGAATGTTTAGAACTGATAGAATTTTAAATGTTGTATTTACAGGCTCATTTTTTAGATTAGCACCTAATGGATATAATGAAAGTGGGGATAAAGGTATATCTAAAATTATATATCAAGCTGATTTTAATACTATAAGAAATAATCAATCTAAATTATTACAAAAAAATGAAATAGATGAACAAGATAGAGTTATATTATCTAAAATTCATAATATTGAAACCAAAGATTTAAATTATAATTTAAAAATATTTAAACCTTGGGAAGGTAATGTAATACCAAAAAAAGATGCAAAAAATATTAGAATAACATTTGCTAAACCTATTGTAGGTACAGGACAATGGGTAGCTATAATAGGTACAAGTATTGTACCTGGTAATATATTTAAATTAAAAATAAATGATAAAATAGAAGGATCTTATAAATCTGTTAAGTATTTAATGGCAAATGAATTAGATTCATTAAATACTATAGAACAACAATCAGAATTTAAATCTTTATTATTTTTAAAAGGAAATTAAAAAAAAAATATGATATTTAATTATAATTTTTATAAAACACCAGAACATAGATGGTATGCTGATATTCCAGAATGGACTGGAACAATAGATGATTTAGAAATGGTAAGTGGGGCCGATACAATGTTAGATATTTTATCACAAGGTGAAAATAAAATAAATATTTCATTTTCAGATAATCCGTTACATAATTCTATTAAATTATCTAAAATAAATGATACACCGGAAATAGGTGGAGCTGAATATTTATTTACAGAGTATTTAGGTATAGAATATAATATTAAAATTTGGTTATGTGATGTAACTAAATGGGTTTTTGATTATTTACCTGAAAAGATATGGATTATTTAAATAAAACTGATACGTTACTATTTCCTAAATTAATTTCTATTACACCTATATCTTGTATAGTTCCTTTCATTATATAAACACGTACATTATATTGATTAGGTGATAATTCTGGAATATATAAAGATATTTGTTCTTCAATTTCTGCTTGAATAGAAGACGCAGGAAAACTTGTTTTCCATAAATATGTTGGAATATCAGCACCGAAATTTATATCACTTAAAACTTCACCTTTATTAGTAAAAAGAATCATATATAATTTAGAAATAATACCATCTAATTTAGTTATAGTTTCTATTTCTAATTCATTATAATAAGGATCTTTTATACCTCTTATATAAATATCTTTATAATCTTCACTAGCCATTATACTGTTACTTTATATGTTTTATTTTTATTATAAAATTCTTTACTAAACATACATGTAATTAATTTAAATATAATTATATCTGAATTTTTTTTAGCTATTAAACCACCAACAACATTTAAATCATTACTAGTGTCATAAATCCAAACTGGATCTCCAGCATTTAAAGTATTATTAATTAATAAATCTACAATTTGTTCTGTAGCTTTTTCGACAGCGGATTTAATATCTGAATTTTTTATAAATTCAGATGATCTACCTTGTCTTTCCATTGAATGATATGAATGTTTTAAATCTAATTCTATAGTTATTTCTTTAGTAATTTTACCTATATTAGAAACAGCATCAAAATCATTTCTTTCTAAAATTTTACCATTAATTATATCTAAAATTTTTAAATCTTTCTTAACTCTTTTTATTTCATTTGGAACTTTAGAATATTGTTTTTTAATTAAAAAAGTTAATTGTAATTGTTCATCTTTATCAAAATCAGATTCTATCCAATTCATATAAGCCCTTTTAACTTTAGTATCTATAGTTTTGAATTCTTTACTATCTACAACATATTTAGATATTTGTTGTTTATATGTATCTATTTTAAATTCATTAATCGTTGTTATCATACTTTATATATTGTAAATTTCTATCATACTTTATATATTGTATATTTCTTTTATTTTTTCTTTTAATTCATCAGATAAATTATCGTTTTTTAATAATCTATTTATATTTAATTTATTTTTAAATTCTCTTATAACTTCTTCAGATAAGATTTGGTATAGTGAAATAAAATACCAATTTACTTTATCTTTAAATTCTCTTATAACTTCTTCAGATAAGATTTGGTATAGTGAAATATAATACCAATTTATTTTATCTTGAAATTCTCTAATGAAAGATTCACTTAATTTTTGAGTATATGAAATATTAGACCAATTTACTTTATCTTGAAATTCTATAATAAAAGATTCAGAAAGTTTTTGTTTAGATGAAATATAATCCCAATGTACTTTATGTTTAAATTCTCTAATGAAAGATTCTGAAAGTTTTTGATAAGATGAAATTCTAGTCCAATTTACTTTATCTTGAAATTCTCTAATAAACGATTCTGAAAGTTTTTGATATTCTGAAATATAAGACCAATTTACTTTATCTTTAAATTCTCTAATTAAAGATTCTGAAAGTTTTTGGTAATATGAAATATTATACCAATAAACTTTATCTTGAAATTTTCTTATAAAATCTTCAGATAAAGAACCATATCTTGAAACAAAAGACCATTCATCGTGATTTAAATTATTGTAATTTATTGAATCAGGTTCAAATATAAATGTTAATTGAATTGGTATTTTATAATTAGGATATTTGTTTTGAATTAGTTTGAATATATTATAGATATAAGGTTTATTTTTTAATTCATCATCATCATCAAATATA